GAGACAGGCGCATGGCACCTCAACTGGAATGAGGCAGAAGAGACGCTCCACTACTCCGAGGAGGAAGTGGACGCTCTTCTGAAGCAGGAGTTCATCGACAAGGTGAACAAGGTTCCCGAGCCGCCATCAGAGGCGGCAAGCAAGGGTACAGCGTTCAACGAGATTGTGGACTGCCTGGTGAAGAAGTGCAAGCCCTCGAACGAAGGTATCATCATCAAGACGATACGGAATGGCGAGGACTTGTACGACGCGCGTATCAAGAAGCTGTCATACGAGGCAGATGTCTTAGGCAAGGACGTTGTTCCCGAGACCCTGCCGAAGCAGGAGAGCATGGACCAGTTCGCCAAGATTGGCGTGCCTTTCATCTATGCTGCCATCGACGGCTTCGAGTTCTTCTTCGACAAGGATTTCTGCCTTGAAGCAGCAGAGTATTTCAAGAACTGCATCTGCCAGTACTACACTAAGGGGCTTCTTGAGACATCCAAGGGTGTCGTGGAGTTGCACGGATATATCGACTACCTGCGTCAAGACAGGTTGTACGATGCCAAGACGACGAAGCAGTATGCCTTTGGCAACTATCAGAAGAAATGGCAGCGTTATACCTATCCGTTCACGCTGATAGAGTCGGGAATGATGAACGAGGTCAATTCGTTCGAGTTCACCATCTATCTGCTGAAGGGAGGCTCCAGCCGGACACCTCTCATCACAGGCACTCAGTACAAGGAGGTTTATACCTACGACCATGAGCAGGCCCGCATGATGCTCACGCAGCAGTGCGAGAGGGTGATTGAGTTCCTGGAGCAGAACAGAAGTCTAATTACGAACATGAAGGTGTTCGGTCAAACGGAATAGATTATGGCATTTCAGATTACAGGAAAACTGGAGTTAGTGGGCGAGACAATCGCCCGCACTCCAAAGAATGGTGGCCAGCCGTTCTATCGCAGGGAGTTCGTTCTCGACTGCACAAGGTACAACCCCGACACGGGTGAGCCTTGGGAGAACCACCCGAAGTTCGAGCTGGCAGGTAACAACTGCACTTTGTTGGACCAGTTTCAGATTGGTCAGAAGGTGACGGTTGATTTCTCTCTCAAGGGAGCGAAGTACCCCGATCAGCAGACGGGTGAGATTAAGTACTTCACCTCCATCAATGCGTTTAGGATTGCTTTGGCAGAACAGCAAGGCCAGCAGCAGAACGGGAATCAGCCGGCAACGGCTCAGACTAATGCTCAGCCTGCAGCGCAGGCCCAGCCTCCGTTCCCACCACAGGTGGATGCGAATGGTGTTCCTGTCGAAGGGAATGACGACTTACCATTTTAAGGCTATGGACGAGAAGAAAGAAAAGCCGACTCAGAAGAAGATGATACTCGCTCATCTGAGGAACTTCGGGAGCATAGAGCCTCTGACGGCTTTGAGAGAGTATGGTTGCTATGCCTTGGCTCAGAGGATAAGAGACCTCCGCAACGAAGGGCATGACATCGTGACGGAAATGATTTCCACCACGAGCCATATCACTGGCAACCCTGTGCATTTCGCTAACTACATTCTGAGATAGGCATGGCATTGTTCAACCTCCATAACGAATACGAGCGCCAGCAGTTCAAGGCTTACTGCAACAAGGTGTACGAGGAGTGCATCAAGGCACCCCTCGGCCTTGTTGAGGTCAAGAAGAAGCACAGGCAACGCTCATCGTCACAGAATGCCTACCTGCACGTCTGCCTTGGCTACTATGCCTCGGAGTTCGGCTACTCCATCGACGAGGTGAAGCAGGACATCTTCAAGCGCAAGCTGAACAAGGACATCTTCGAGGTGGAGCGAGTGAACAAGCGTGGTCAGAAAGTTGTAAGACTGAGGAGCAGCAGAGACCTTGACACAGCGGAAATGACTACGGCTATAGAGCGGTTCCGGAACTGGAGTTTGGCTGTGGCAGGTCTCTACATACCATCCCCGAATGAGCCGGAAGCCCTGTTTGCCGCTCAGCAGCAGATGGAGCAATACGCAGAATATTTGTAAACCCACATAAAGTTAAAAATCATGCAAGAAGTAAGATTAGATTTGGCAACCTACAATGAGTTGCAGGACAGCGTTCGTACGAAAACAGCACGTATCGATGCGCTTGAACATGAGTTGGCCAAGGTCAAGGAAGACCATGAGGCCGAAATCGAGAAGATGACCAAGCAGGGCAAGGTGCGCTGCATCGGCATCAAGAGACACCCCTTCATTCCGTTCCTGGTCTCTGACGAGAAGGAGTACAAGGGCTTTGACGATGTGAAGGCCGAGGTCGAGGAGCATTTCAAGCAGGGCCTCTTCAACGAGGAGCTGGAGAAGTACAAGAAGGAGTCGCTTCAGAACCTCATCGATCAGATGGCCGAGAAGGACGAGACCATCGAGAAGCTCAGAAATGATATTTCGAGACTGGAGAACCGCTCTCTCATCGAGAGAATTTGTAACAAGTAACCCCTAATAAGATTTAGATTATGTATGCAGACTTGAAGGGCTATCAGCCCGAGAATGTGGAGTATGTACTCCCCGATTATGTAAAAGAGTTGTTCCCTGCCGAACTGGATTTCTCAACCGCAAAGGGAGCGAAGAAGTTCAAGAACTCAGCCGAGATTATCAATTTCATCGGTGAACACTTCGTGGCCACCTTCCCAAGCGGAGAGACGGTCATGCGTAAGCTGGACGATTTCGAGATACGCAATATCCGAGAGGAATACTGCGTGATGCAGGAGAACGAGGTTCCCAAGCGCAAGCTGAACCTCGAAGAGACGCTGGAGGAAATCAAGGCTATGAAGAAGCGTGCCGAGCAAGCCTACGACTCCATCCTTGCCGAAGTTGCCAAGTATGCTGCCGAGGTCAAGGCCGGAACGCGCGAGGTCGCTCTCTCATCGAAAGAGACCTTCTGCATCGCCCTTGCTGGCTACTATGCCATCTACACCTATGACAAGAACAAGAAGGTGTTCGTGCTTGCCAAGGCTTTCGAGGTGCATGACCACTCAGAGCTTTGGGCCAACGAGGAGAAGAACCGCGAGGCTATGAAGGAGTTGTTCGACCTGGAGTTCCCCGAAGCACCGAAGCCGGAGGAGAAGTCCGATGAGAAGGACAACGACGGCAAAGAACTTCCGTTCGCAGGTGAAGAGTCCGATAATGATGATGAGAACGAACCCAACGAGGATTGATGCAGTACGTTCTCAGACCATATCAGAAGCAGGCGAGTGACGCAGCCGTATCAGCCTTTACCAGTAAAAGGGAGAGCAATGGTTTGCTCATCCTTCCTACTGGTGCAGGCAAGAGCCTTGTGATAGCAGATATTGCTCACAGGCTCGACGGCCCGTTGCTCATCCTGCAACCATCGAAGGAAATCCTCGAGCAGAACTTTGCCAAGCTTCAGAGTTACGGCTGCTGGGATTGCTCAATATATTCTGCCTCGGTAGGCTGCAAGGATATTAACCGCATCACGTTCGCCACCATAGGAAGCGTGATGAACCACATGGATGACTTCGCCCACTTCAGGAACGTGATGATTGACGAATGCCATAAGGTGAACAGCAAAGAAGGGCAGTATGAGACGTTTATCCATGCTGTTCCGAGAAAAGTGATTGGCCTTACGGCAACCCCATATCGTCTCGGCAGGGGCGTTGATGGAATGTCTATGCTGAAGTTCCTTACTCGGACACGTCCGAGGATATTCAACAGCGTGCTGTATTATTGTCAGATTTCAGAACTGCTGGCCAAGGGCTACCTTGCTGACTTGCGGTATTTCGACCTCACTTCCATCAATCTCGAGATGGTCAAGAGCAATTCAACTGGTGCCGACTATGACGAGAAGAGCTTGAAGGATGAGTATGAGCGTAGCGGATTCTACGACAAGCTGACCACTACCACGCTGAGAGTATTGAAGCCGAAGAGCGGAGTTCCGAGGAAGGGTGTACTGGTTTTCACTCGCTTCATAGAAGAAGCCGGAGAGCTTGTTGAGAAACTGAAGGTAAAAGGCATAAAGTCTGCTATCGTCACGGGTGAGACACCGAAGAAGGAACGTGAGGAGATTATCGCAGGGTTCAAGGCTGGGCAAATCAAGGTTGTGACCAATGTGGGTACCCTCACGACAGGTTTCGACTACCCAGAGTTAGATACTGTTATCCTTGCTCGACCAACGAAATCGCTGGCGTTATACTATCAGATGGTAGGCCGTGCCATACGCCCATGCAAAGGGAAAGACGGATGGGTGATAGACCTTGGGGGTTCCTTCAGGCGCTTTGGCAATGTAGCAGATTTGAGGATAGAGTGCCCTACGGGCACTTCTAAATGGGCGGTCATGTCGAAAGGAAGACAACTCACTAACGTAAATTTTTGAATAATGGAAGCAAGGTTAGAAGTAATAAAACTGAAAGTCGAGATATTTAAGTGTTTGTATCAGAAAAACAAATACGGGAACCTGCCTTATGCCGATGAAACGGCAAAAGAGGCAAACAAGGTGTTTAATGCTTTAGTTCACGAAAACAATGAGTAAAGTGTATATCAGCGGCCCTATAAGCCACTACGACTATTCAGAGAGGAAGAAAACTTTTCTCAGGATTCAGCAGGAATTGGAGAGGAAAGGCCACGAAGTGTTTAACCCGATGTTCAACGGATTGCCGAAGGATGCTTCTACGCATGAGCACATGAGGGTGGATTTCCAGATGTTGCTTCAATGCGACACCATCCTGATGCTACCCAAGTGGAACCATAGTGCAGGATGCGCCCAAGAGTTCAGCGTGGCGGTGGCCATCGGCTGCGATGTAAAGCTGCTGCTGTCCATGGAACCTCTCATCATCGTTGACACAAAGTTTGAGTGATGGTAAAAGCGTCAGACTGCAAGTGTTGCAAATGCGGTAAGCAGGCGGTGGCATTCTGGCCTGCTTGTGACCCTGACATTCCAGCATACCCTTATTGCCGGGAGTGCCTGGATAAGGAGAAAAGAGAACTGATAATCAAGTTGAACGAAATCGACAAGAAGTATGAAAACAAACGAACTGATGATAGGTGACTGGCTGTTTTATAAAGGTCAGTTTAACGCTTTCTCCTTTAAGGTGGAGCAGATAACCAAGCGCAAGGTTGGCTATCATGCAGAACCTAACGAAAGCAGGATGCACTATATAATACTGAGCGAGTGCCAGCCTATCCCCATCACTCCGAAAACCCTTGAAAGGAACGGATTCAGGAAGGTTCAGGACCTTTATTACATGAAATCCGAGAACAAGATTTTTCCCTGTCCTTTCTTCATTGAATATAACCCCAACAACAATTGCCTATTTATAAACGACGGATTAATGCCGATGCCGATAATATATGTCCATCAGCTTCAGCATGTTCTCCGTCTTTGTGGTATTGAAAAGGAGATTGAGTTATAAAAGACCTAAAGATAAGTAATATGTTACCGTGGTATAGAAAGCGTAAACCGAAAAAGAAGGTGTCGGAAGAGCAGAACCTTTTCCCAAAGGCCAGAAGATCAGCTGGCAGAAAGCCAGTTGACTTGACAAAGAAACTCGACAAGGTGTTTAGTGCATACATTCGCCTGAGAGATGTAATGCCGAACGGATGCTTCAGGTGCATCAGTTGTGGGCAGATAAAGAGGTTTGAGCAGGGTGACTGTGGCCACTACCATTCCCGAACTCACATGGCGACACGATGGGAGCCGGACAACTGCCACATGGAATGCCGTGGGTGCAACAGGGTGTCGGCAGACCACCTCATCGGCTACCGTAGGAACCTTGTCGACAAGATAGGCCTCGATAGGATAAACCGTCTTGAAATGATGGCCCACTCTCAGAAGCATTGGTTGGACTTTGAACTGAAGGAGAAGATAGACTACTTTACCAGAGAGGTGAAAAGGCTGAGCGATGAAAAAGGTATCAAAGTGAAAATCTGAAAAAATGTTAGCAACACTGCGATTTCTTGCCAAAATGTGCTTTAATTTCAATCACTTTTTGTATCTTTGCATAAGAATTATAATCATCTACTTAGTGACATTCGTAGATAGAATAACGGAGATTTTTCGGGAACTACGCAGTCCAGTTTCTAATGTCACCTGCAATAGCAGAGGAATTGGCTGCATGGTTCCCATAGTTTTTTAGATATGGCTACTGGATATATCAAGTTGTACCGCTCGTCGCTGAACGACCCCTTGTATCTGAAGGAACCGTTCACAAAGTGGCAAGCATGGTGTGACCTCATCCTGTTAGCGTACTTTGCTCCTGCTGAATTCTTTGTCCGAGGCATACGGGTTAAAGCCAAGAGAGGGTGCGTGTATAAAGGCACTCTGGAACTTGCCGAAAGGTGGAAGTGGAGCCGTGGTAAGGTAGAAAGATTCCTTTCGTACCTTGTGACGGACAAGAGAATAAGCATACAAAAAAGTAACGTAATCAGCTGTGTATCAATATTAAACTACGAGAAGTATCAGCAAAACGAGTCAACAAACGAGTCAGCAAACGGGACAACAAACGAGTCAACAAACGAGTCAGCATATAAGAATATATATAAGAAGACTAATAATATAAAGGCCGTGTCGCAAAATTGCGACGACGGCTTGGGTTCAGAGCCGATGGAATTGCTTATCAAAATGCAGGAACAGCTCTCTGAACTGAAGGAACGGCTCGATGCTCGGGACAACTCGGCTGACAAGAAACCGACAAAGAAGAAGCAGGTCAATCCTCTCATCACGAAAGGTAGGGAGATATTTGAGAAGCGGTACGCTGATATGTTTGACGGAGGTTCGTATTACTGGCAAGCAAAGGATGCGGCAGCAATGGACGCACTCACGAAGAAGATTATTTTCTCACGGAAGCAGAAGGGTATGAGTATAGAGGAAGAGGACGTGCTGCAGGCATTGACGCTTTTCCTCAACTCCATAACTGACCCGTGGCTGCTGAAGAACTTCAGCGTGACAAGTATAAACGGAAAGTATAACGAGATTGTCGCTCAGGCAAAGGCGGCATTCGCAAATGGAACATACAATGGAGTTAATAAGTCTAACAAGGAGGCTCGAGCAAAAGACGCAGCCGACATTATCGCCCGTCTTGCAGCGCAAGAAGGAAGCAATGATAACCCGATACGGTGACAGGACGAGTTTCATGACGCTGTTCAATCCTGACCTGCAAATGAAAATCTGCAGGGATGACCAACTGTGTTTCTTCGGTGATGCACCGATATTGTCGGAAATAAATATGGCGTATGGAGAAATGACATCTACGATGTGGCTGATTCCTCAACTCTACGACCTCTCGGAATATTGCGGAGTAAAGGATAAGCTGGAAGGCAAGTCTCTTGAAGAATGTGCCAGCGTGATAGCCTCAGAGTTCTATTTCCTGAAGGTGTCAGAGCTGATGTTATTCTTCCACAGGTTCAAGTCGGGCAGGTACGGAAAGCTGTACGGATCGGTTGACCCTCTCGCAATCACAACATCGCTTAGGGAATTTCTCAAAGAGCGTGCTCGTGAGATAGAGCGCAGGAAAAGTATGGAGATGGAAGCTGAAGAACGGGAATTGAGGAAGAACGCCATCAGTCGTGATGAGTACATTGCGAAATATGGGAAAGAGGACAATATAAAGTCCGCTTCTTTGAAGAGTTTGGTCGATAGGGCGGTGTTGAGAAGTAAAGATACGCCGGCAGTCCTTTCAGAAGAAGATTTGACAAGCATGGCCAAGGGAATAGTCGAAAACATCTACAATGTTGACAAGGACACGTTGGAGGCATTGAGGGATTCCTTTACGAAGCACAAGAAAGTCACTCCAGAGGAGTATCTAAGAACGCATGGCGGTAAAAGTTAAACTATCTGAAAGCCAAGCGGTTAGCTTGAAAATAACTGTCAAAACGTTTGGAAAAAAGCAAAAAAATGATTACCTTTGGATATCTTAATAAGAAACATTTTTTTTAACTTAAACGTAAGAGCAATGAAGACGATTTCATTTCCGACCCGCAATCAGGTAATTCAGCTGAGTTCGTGCATAAAGTCAGCCGAAGAGTTTATTAACGCTTATAAGCAATCTCCAGACGAGAAGTTGCTCAAGGAACGCTTGTGCCAGGTAATCGACAAGCGCCCGAATATCGCATACCTCGACCCAGATGTGCTTTCGTGCTACGACATCGAAGTTGATGATTCTTCATGGGTCGAGTGCGACGAGGAAGAGGAGCAGTACGACCGTGAGCAACTAAAGGGTATTGTTAACGGGCTCGAGGGCTTTGAGCCGCACCACCTTTCATTCGGCAGCTCTGGCTCAATCCTTCGCACGATTTTCGGCGATGCCTACGATGAAGTAAAGCGTTTGTAAGCCATGAGAGAGAAGGTTTTACACACCACCACTCCAAAGGCAAGAAAAGAGCATACCTGCCAGCTTTGCGGAAAGCCAATCCGCAAGGGTGACAGGTATCTCAACATTGCCTATAGTCTGGATGGTAAGTTGATGAATAGAAAGACACACTTCGGCTGTTGTGATAAGAAGGAGCAGCCGAAGCTGTCTGCCGATATGGGAATTCCCACAACGGAAGAAATGTTCAAGCGCAAGATGCATGATGACACACTGGTAATGTTGAAGACGTTCACGTTTGAGGAGAATATGAACATTGCTTATGTGCCTATCATCATTACCGAGGTGGCCTGGTACTATGCCATGAAGGTTGTTAAGTATGCTGCCGACAACAGGATTCCAGATACGATAAAGCTCAGCAGATCGGTACGTGCCTTGCGAGAGGAGTATCTGAATAATTGCAGGAAGGACCTGAAAGAGAAGCATCTCGAGCAGATGAGAAAAGCTGCCGAAGAATTCATTGGCGAGTGCCAGATGGATTTCCTGCTCCTCTTCTATTCGATGAACAATGAGTTGAAGAAGCAATGGCCGGATTATCCGCATCTCGACATGAAGACGGATGCTTGCATAGCTATCGTTATCCTTCAGGTGCTGAAGGACCACAATGAGCGTATGGATGAATTGATGTCCGACAGGCTCGGCAATGATGTTCCATCATACCGCAACCCAATCAATGACAAGTTGAAGGAATACATGAAAGCCTACGCTGCTCCTTGTAAGTTTGAGTTCAGTGGTCATGTTGAAACGTCGATGAAGATTATCAGGAAAAAGTTTGGAAAGATAGATTTTAATGTTAAGTAACCCAATATTGTGAATTATGGAAATTAATGAGTATCAGAAATTGGCGCTGGAAACAGCGGTGTACCCGAAAGAGTACAAGACCATCTATCCTGCTCTTGGCATGAACGGAGAGGCAGGCGAGGTCGCAGACAAAGTGAAGAAAGTTCTCCGTGACTCGGAGATAATCGTGCGTGACCGCAGTGGTGCCGTCATCCTGCCGGACTCTAAGCGTGAGGAACTGGCCAAGGAGGTTGGTGATGTCCTATGGTATGTTGCCACGATGGCATACGACCTCGGCTATTCTCTTGAGGAGATTGCGGTCATGAACTATCAAAAGCTGAAGTCCAGACAGGAACGCCACAAGCTGAACGGAAGCGGAGATAATCGTTGAACCCTTAAAAGAATAAAGCTATGAAAGTAATAGTTGAAATCAGCAACAAAGTCCTTACCCTCGTATCTGGCATCGTCATGACGCAGGCTGAAACGGAAGAAGAGGAGAGGAAAACGGAGGAGGTTATTGAAAGAATGAAGACCTCCGATGAACCATTCTTTCTCGACGTCGATAAGATTGATGATAAGGAAGTGAAGACTCAGCTGCCTCTTGCAGTCGCTATGTTTGCAATCGGTCAAGAATTAGAGAAGAAGTCGGACAATGCTGGTTAACCAAAAGGATAGAGGCTTTTGCCTTGAATACATGGAAGAGGAAGACCTTCGCTCTTTGCGCTCTCTCATCAGGTCTGGTGGCCTGGTGGAGAGCCGCAAGTGGCAGGACGTGAAGAAGGAGATTGATGAACTTTTAAGAGATAAGTGATATGGAAATACAGAATTTGTCAAGAGCCAATGAACTGGCCAATGAACTTAAAGAGTTAAAAATGGCCATCAGACACTTGCAGGGTGGTGGTGTAGTTAAGATTTGCGGAAGTGGTAATTTTGCTGTCGTTCATGATAGGGGCACAAAAAATAAGATTCTGAAAGTCTTGTTAGAACGTAACGAAGAAATCACGGAAGAAGTAAAAACATTATAGCTATGCCGATACGACCAGAGAATAAGAAGCGTTACCCATCCAACTGGAAGGAGATACGCATAAGCATTCTTGAAAGAGCCCGGAACCATTGTGAGTTCTGCGGACGCGAGAACCATACATGGTTCTTCAATGAGAAGACGAAGAAGATGGTTAGGGTGGTGCTGACCGTGGCCCACCTTGACCACACCCCCGAGAACTGCGACCCGTCCAACCTGCGTGCCCTCTGTCAGAGGTGCCACAACCAGTACGACGCCAAGCACAGAGCAGAAACCAAAAGATTAAACAAGAAAAAATGAGTTACGGAGATTTGTACATATAACCGGAATGGACGGGCAGGAATCGCGTGAATGGACGCTTCTTGAAGGGACATGTGCCAGCCAACAAAGGCAAGAAATGGAACGAGTTCAAGTCAAAGCGTAGTCAAAAGCGTTCTGCCAAAGGCTGGTCTAATCTTGACATGTATCGCGTAAGGCCCGCTACAGCAGGTAGGCCAAAGAAGCCGGTTATAGCCTTAACGGATGATGGCGACTTCATATACTTTCCTTTCGTCGGAGCTGCTGCAAAATGGTGTGGCGGTCTCAGGGAAAACGTTGCCCGTTGTTGCCGTCAAAATGAAACCACGGCTAATACAGACCATAAGTATTTGGGTTATCGGTTTTACTTTGAGGAAGGTAGTGTTTGGTTAGACAAAATCAAGAAATAAAGATATGATTAAGAAGCAGTACAAATATAAGCGCGAGCACTTTGATACCCAGCAGGAGTACGAACGTTTCAAGGCTCGGATGAACAAGGCTCGGATGAACAAGGCTCAGAAGCGATGGCTTGAAAAGTCCGAGTCAGCAAGTCCCGAGAAGCGCGAATGGAGGTTGCTTCGCCAGCGTCTCTACTCGCGCTACTACTGGCATTCCGATGGCCGACAGACTTTCGCAGAATGGCTTGTTATAGAGTATGACATAGCAGACATCAAGGCTCTTTCATTGGACGAATTGAGGCAAAAAGTGAGTAAAAGTTAAATCTTTGTTTATCAGTGGTTTACGCTGAAAATAATGCCCGAAAAATTTGGAAAATTGTCAAAAAATGACTACCTTTACATACAAATATAAGAAACCTTTTAAAGAAGAAGAGCAATGGATAAGAAACAAGAAATCGAGATTTTGCAGTCCCTAAAGGGTGACACGTACTTCGCAGACTTTTTCGGAAGTCACGACATCGACCAGATGTGCGAGAACATCAAGAATGACTTCGGGCTGGAATACTGCTGCCAGTTCTATCAGAAGGCTTCCATCTTCGAGCAGCAGGTCCAGGAAGAGAAGAAGAAAGTCGTTGAGTTTAAGCAGAACTTTGTTAAAGGTCTGATAGAGGACTTTGATGGCGAAATCCCAAATCAAATGTATGATAGACTGGTTGACGCAGTAGGTCGGATATTCATCATCAAATTCAAGTATAAAAGAAACTATCCGCTGACTGCAGCCGATATAGACTGGCTCATACAGGAGGCCAGCAAGTAAGAAGTTATAGGTAACGGGAGGGGTAACCGCCCTCCCACAAAAGAGCAATAAGAAACATGAAAGACTTAGAAAAATTGAAGAGCGAATTTGAAAGAAAGTACAAGCTCGCTGAAATCGAGAATCAGATGGAAGTCAAGTTTGGTTGCGAATTTATGGCACTGGAACGCTTTAAAGTGCAGGGTTCTCGCATAATAGCAAAGACGGAGGATTTGCACATCGCAGCTGCAATTCTGAAAGAGTACCCTGCTGATGAAGAGCAGTCACTCAACTCATCCGCAAGAGACCCGAAGGGAACGGTGTTCGGTTTGTATCACGTAAGGGCTGAACGAGGTTTCCGTGACACCTACACGAAGTTGAAAATTTCGTGGCTACACAAAGGTAACGAGTTCGAGTTTAATCTGAAGATTGATGGAAATGAGATTCTCGAGCAGTTCTTTGTCAACGACCAGCGCAAGATGACAAGTATAGAGTGTGAGACGTACAAACCGATGAGACGTGGCCACATTGTGAGAGACATGGACTTGCCTATCAAGCGTTTCCTCTGCAATCAGATAGCATATCAGGGAGGTTATCGGTCAGCTACCGAGCCGGAGAGAATCATGGATATCGTTAACGCAATCAAGGAGGCATGATTATGGCAAAGGTAAGAACAATCCAAGTGAAGAACGTAGGCAATGTTTACACGGCATTCGTCTATCGTGGTTACTACTGCATCAAGGGCGGTGAGAGAGCATTTCACACCCCGAATATCCTGCGCAACAATAGCTGTGTTGACGACATCGTAGAGGATGATGAGTTTAATATGGCTCACGATCGCTTCGATACTCCAGAGTTTTTCAAGGAGGTCGTTGACGAGCATATCGAATATGCGGAAAGGTCTCACGGCTCACTACGAAAGTATCTAAGGGCTATGATGGGAGATTTTTGAATTAGTATTCACCATAAAAGTAATTGAAGTATGGAATTTTTCAAGACGATTGCAGATTTCCTGCAGGACGGCCAGCAACTTCAGATGGCCATCAGAAAGAGCGGCGAAAGCATTGCCGTTAGTATCATGCCCGACAATCGGGGTGTCAAGGATAAGGCCGTGGAGAACATCACTCCGTTGGTCATGAGCGGCACTCCCGAAGACTTCGAGGAGGGCTTCAAAGACGCTCTGAAGCCGCTGGCACAGGCACAGGGCTTAGTGTCTAACATCAAGGAGTTCGAGGAGAGCACAGAGAAAGCCAAGCGCGAGTCCGAAATGGCAAAGAAGCTGAAGGATGAAGCAGCCAAGCAGAAGAAGGAGTTCAACGACCTCATCGCCCTTGCTCGGAAGAACAACGATGAGCACAAGTTCAAGGATGCTCGTGCCGTACTGGCCAAGGCTTCTGCTCTCCCATCGGCTGAGAAGGCCATCATCGACAAAGTGAGCAGGGAAATCGATGCTAAGAGCGGTGTCGGTAACATGTTCGGAGGCGAGGAAGATTTGTCGGACGGCAAGAACCTCACTCCTGGAGCAAAGCCTGCTGCTCCTACACCTGCCCCCAAGAAGGAGGAAGATGCGACGGCAGCTGCTTTCAAGAAAGCTATGGAATTAGAAGACAATGATGATAACGAAAACGAAGAGGAGGAGTAGGATATGGCACTTAACGTAACAGGAATGAAGCGTGTGTTCAAGTTCGGAACACGAGAGTTGGAAGACCCCGACAAGAACATGTCGCCTGACGAGGTGATGCAGTTCTATTCTGCCACCTATCCAGAGTTGACTACGAGTAACGTGCATGGCCCGAAGGTCGATGACAAGCAACGAGCGGTGTACGAGTTTAAGACAACGGTAGGAACGAAAGGATGAGTAAGTCATGCAAATCCAAAGAGCGACGAGAGTTCCACAAGGCTTTGTATTCCATCTTGGAAAACGACCAAAGGCAGGGATATCAGGCAAGGGACGAGGAGCGGCAACCGCTGCTCCCGCCCTCTGCGCCCCTGCTTTTCTGACAACCAAGATTGAGTCGATACGACCTTCAGACGAAGATGCAGCAAGCAGGTTTGGCATTAACATCGGCAAGAGTTATGCTAATGTCCTTGCTTGCTGCAAGCGTTTTCTGAAAATCGCAAAACAGGATTTCGATTTCAAGCCGAACGTCGGATTGGCAAAAAGTCAGATGCTCGGAGAATTGATTGACTACTTTGAGTCGAAGATAGAGCCTCTCGGATTGGAACTTGTTGTCAGAAAGAAGAACAGCCAAGACGAAGAAACTGATGTCTTGCAATGTGTTGTATATAGGCCGGGCTTGGAGTTTGAAGGTACAATCCTTATCCTATATTGCGCCCCTGCTGTGTATATGTCTGCAGAAGGTTGTCAGATGTATAAGCGGTTTATGAAGTTTGTCTCTGACAGCATGAACATTCCTCTCGGTGCAGCTGACCATAGTGAGAACTTTTACCTCGATTGTATCATCAACATGTATGAGTACGAGGACTTCGGCCAGTACGGAGAAGATGAAGAGTTAGTGGTGAGGAACCATATTCTTGACAAGTATAAGCAGGACGGAGAGTTTTGGAATCTCTTCGATGAAATCAACTCGCTCCCTAAAGAAAGGCCGGAGGATTTGTATGAAGCTTTGGAGGAATACCGACATCAATGCCCGATAGACGAAACCGAAATCGTGGAAGCTATGATGGAAGGTATCGACATTGTGAAGGATGCAAACTGCTATTGGTTTGAATTCAACCCAGACGATGATGGTATGGAAGATGAGTATGGCAACTATGGTAGTGAGGGCTACGCAAGTAGTGTATTCGCTTCGGCCATCCTCTTTTCGGAGAATGACGGTATTACCGAAGCTATGCTTGACATGATAAATAACGAAGCTGATTCAGGTATGATGATTACAGGCTGGAATATTCATCAATGGCTGTCGCCAAAGATGAAGAAGGCTGACATTCTCGAGTTTTTAAGATGCAAGGATTTGATTGCATCACTTAGCGAGTGGACGAATACATTGTACCGAGCAGTTGAAAAATTTGACTTATATGGCAAATCTGAGCAAGATACTGAATGAGAAGCTGGAGGCTACTGATGCGCTGGTATTTTATAAGAGCAACCTTAATGATGGTGCGTATGTAGAACATCGGTCAATCAGGAACGGAGCCATGTGCGCTGGCAGGCCTCTTGAAATAGACGTCATAGCAAAGTTGCTGAAGACGGTTGATAAGTATGCGCACGGAACCACGTCGATGGTCTCTCTTCACGGAGAGATACCTGAGAATTTGTTGTACGCCAGTACGAGTATCGACTCCTATAAGCTGGTTTGGTACAGGAAGCCGGAGAAGAGAATGTTTTATTTCTCGGAAAATCTCGGCATTCCCAACGGAGAGGTGTTAGTTCCTGGTCTTGTCTATGTGACGGACGGTAGAACATTATCGATGTATGCCTTCAAAGGCCAGAAGCCGAAGAGGCTGTTATATCAGGCACCCTTCTTTAATACTAACACTAACGTTTGCCTTGGTAGCGGAAAGTTGCCGAAGCCAAAGGATCAGACCTACGCAAACTGGATGGGATATTGGGAAGAGTTGTTTTGGAGAACGGAGTTTTCACACCTTATGGGCGGCAATCCTGTGAAGGGCAACCTATCCATCATAATGAAGGAGTGCATAAGCGGTCACAAGCCGTTTCCATTGAGTTCTCTGATAGCTATAAAGACAACCCTCCAATCACTATATAAGAAGTAGAAGAACCATGAGTAAAAAAACAATAGAACATGCTGCCAGTGTTCTGAAAGAAATCAAGGCAGAAGTAAACGAAGGTGTCATCAAGGACTACGAGATGCCGACTTTGTGTAATATGGAAACGGCACGCGATACAGGCTTTGCCGTTATCCTGACACTTAGCACCAAGTATGACTACACAAGCGCAGTGATCGACGACTGGCGCAAGCGATTGGAGGCTGACGACTACATGATTAGCGTGAAGCGAAACCAACTTAGAATAAGATTTAACGTAATGTATAGCAAGAAATGAAGTACAAGCATTTTGTTCATCCCTACATCTTAGACCCTGCGCATCCGCTGACGATAGCCTTGATAGGTGCCGGCGGTACTGGCTCGCAGGTGTTGACCTCCCTCGGTAGGATGAATTACGCATTGAGGGAGTTGGGCCACCCTGGTCTTCATGTAAAAGTGTATGATGCAGACATCGTGACACCTGCCAACTGCGGCAGGCAGTTGTTCGCTCCGCAAGAGATCGGCCGGAACAAGGCTGAGGTGCTGACGACAAAGCTGAACATGTTCTTCGGAACGTCATGGGAGAGTATTCCCGAAATGTTCAATGAGAGTTCGGAGCAAGCGAACATCGTAATTTCCTGCGTCGATACGGTGGCTTCACGGCTTGCCATCGATAAGAACCTCGAATTTCCGAATAAGAGAGGCCTGAACGGCTACGACATACAGGTGAATTACTACTGGCTGGACTTCGGTAACACGCAATCCACAGGACAGGTAATACTCGGAACTAAGCGGGATATCAGTCAGAACAAGAAGAAGACCGATGTTGGCAAGTTGCGCTGTGTGACAGACTTCTTCGACCTTAAAAAAGTCAAGGAGAAGGATAGTGGGCCAAGTTGCTCACTTGCGGAGGCCTTGACCAAGCAGGACTTGTTCATCAACTCGACGCTTGCTCAAATCGGCATGGCTCTCTTGTGGAAGATGTTCACGAAGGGAGTGCTCGACATACAGGGCGCATTCTTGAATCTCGACACAATGAAGGTAAACCCGATAAAGATTGAGAAGATATGAGTTATAAGAGAGCAACATTGATAAGCAAGGACAATCCCAAAGTAACACTCTGCATTGCCGTTAAGGATAATGGTGATGTGTTCTTGAAGGTGATGTCTGGAAAGGAGAGTTCACAGATAGTTCATTTAGCTAAAGGTTCTACCCATGAGGACATCTTGGATCACTTTGGAGAGGTAGTTGACACATTCAAAAGTGATGCGCCTATAGGCCATGTAGAGAAGGTGGATGGCATAGAATATGTGCTTACTAAAGCATCTGACGGATGCAATGGTTGCGCTTTCGAGCATACTTATAGAAAATGTCCTAACGTGTTTTGTCTTGGAGAAGACAGGACAGATGGTTTCGATGTTTTATTCAAGGAAAAGTAATATGGGAAAGCCAGTAGGAAACGGACTGATTGAGTTAGTCGATGAAAAGTCGCATGACAGAGGTTTCTTCTGCATGCAGCTGACGGCCTTCATAATGAAGGAATCGAAGGAGTGTGGACGTTCTGTTGCAGACCTATGGGATGAGCGTTTCGGTGAAGCCAAGAACGGAGTATGCAGCTACCGCAGCTTGTGCCACATCTACGCAAGAACCATGAGTAAGCAGGAGAACAAGGTTGTTCAGTTGCAATTCGAGTTCCTGTGAGAAATGTTAAATAACTCTTAAATTAAGCATTTTTCGTGCAAAAAAGTGCGTTTATTTCAAGCATATTTTGTACCTTTGCATAACATAATACAATAACAAAGATGAAGATTTATACAAGTTACTTCGCCAATTCAAGGGCTTTGAACAAGGCCGGTGTCATGCAAATCAGCATTGCACGATACTCGCCAAAGTGGTTCTACGGCCCACGATATACAGATGTTGCACCTACTGGGTACATGCTCAGCAGCGTGTGCAGCCATGAGGAATACCTCAGAAAGTACGACGAGATTTTGAAGAAGCTCAATCCTCAATCCGTGGTTGCGGCTGTTGAGAAGATAGCCCAAGGTAAAGACGTTGCTCTTTGCTGCTACGAGAAGCCTGGCGATTTCTGCCATCGTCACCTCCTATCCGAATGGCTCAGGAAGAATGGCTACGATGTCAAGGAATGGGAGCCGGAGGAGAAGAAGAAACAGACGCAGCAGCTTTCGTTGTTTGATTAGTAGTAAGCCATACGATAGAATTAGGTTAAACAAAAGGTTATTTATTATGTACTCCTGCCGTCTGTGAAGATACGCTGGTTTTTGGATGGATAGCTCAGTTGGTCAGAGCACCTGTCTGTTAAACAGGGAGTCGGAGGTTCAAGCCCTTCTCCATCCGCAGGTTGAAGTTCCAGTAGGGGCCTTGTGTATTCAAGGTGAGTAAAAGGAAGTTAGATGTTAATGCTAACAAGTATGCAGGTTCGAGTCCTGTCTGGAGCGAATACTTAGCAGTTAGCTCAGTTGGTAGAGCACCCGATAGATAATCGGGAGGTCATTGGTTCGAGTCCCTTACTGCGAAACGCGGAAATAGCTCAGTTGGTAGAGCGTTATCTTCCCAAGATAAAGGCCGGAGGTTCGAGTCCTCCTTTCCGCTCAGAGAGAGTATTTAGCCGTAGTGGAAACTCCCGAATAAACATGGAACGACATGAGTGTGAGAATCCCTCTTTAACGCGGAGTAGAGCAGTGGTAGCTCGTCTGGCTCATAACCAGAAGGTCGTCTCAAACGGTTCGAATCCTGCCTCCGCAACAAATCAAGATTTTTTGTAATGAAAGTAGCAGTTATAGGAACGGGAAATGTAGGCATTGCCATAGCGGCAGACCTTTCCATCAGTGGTCATGAGGTGTCCTTGGTCAAAACATCCTCAGTAAAATCGAGTGCTTATGAGCGGTTGCTGGAGAACGGCAATCGCGTTTATTTGAAAGAGGACGGTGCTTACACAGAGACCCATATCAGAGTAGTCACGAATTTGCTCAGCGAGATAGAACAGGCAGAGGTGGTGATCGTCACCATTCAGAGCATCTACCACGATGAGTTGTATAAGAACATCTGCCAGTACCTACGGGGAGAGCAGGTCGTTCTCATCATCTGCAGCTACATGTCGTCGTTCTACCTTGCCAAGTATTGCCAGGAGTTACCATCCATCGCTGAGGCCACAGGCCCATACCTTGAAGGACGTGTAGAGTTGGAGGACAAGCCGGGCCAGGTTGTGTTCCGTGTCGGTTGTAGGCTCACCAACAGCCCTCTGAGCGTGTTCCATGAGCATCGCAGGAAAGAAACCATTGAGAAGCTGAAATCCCTGTATGTGGGACTGAATGACAGCCTCTCGGTTATCGAGTCGGCTCTGCTCAACCCGAATTTGGTCATTCATACCTGCGGAGCCGTCATGAGCATCCCTCGCATCGAATACAGCGACGGAAACTTCTGCATGTATCGTGAGGCTTATAGCCACAAGAACAAGGCCACGCTCAATGTGATGTTCAAGCTGGACGAGGAGAAGAAGAAAGTTCTGATAGCCCTCAATGCAAGAGCCATTGACATCTTGGAAGCCGGCGGTTTCCTCAAAGGTATGGAGAGCTTCTTTGAGTATTCGGAGTCGGAGGACAGGGCAATCAGTCCAACCTCCATTCATTCGAGATATATCATGGAGGACGTTTCGCAGGGATTGGTTCTGCTGGAGAGCATTGCCCATCACGTAGGTATCGATGTGCCTGTCACCACTTCACTCATCGACCTTGCAGGAGCAGCCATAGGAGTTGATTTCAGAAAGGAGGGCAGGAGTATCTACTCGCTGGATGCCGTGAGATTTATTGACCATCTAACTGGAAGAAAGCATGGATGCCAATAGCGACCTCAGAACAAGGACCTTCGGCATAGAGATTGAAATGTGCAATCTCGACAGACAGTTGGTGAAGCTGCCGGATGGTTACTCCTGGAGCAAGGAGGAGGAAATCGTGAATACCGACGGGTCGAGTAACAAGCGATTTGGTGGAGAGGTGAACACCCCTCCACTCAATGTTTGTAGCCTAAAGGACTTGCATAGCCTTAAAGCCACATACGACTCGATGCGTGACGCTGGCGGTGTGATAAAATGGACCACCTATACGCACGTCCACATCTATGCAGGTGATCTGTCCGTCGAGCAGATAAAGAAAGTGTGGCTGTTCTTCTACATCTGCTATCCGTGGTGGAAGAGATACACGAAACTCTCCGACTGGGATGAGAAAGTATTCAACTGCCAGCCTTTGCCGACGGAGAAGTACTACAATGGCCTGCTGGAGGCTCAGACATTCGAGGACATCAATAAGCTGTTCACGAACCAGTCGAAGAAAGGCTTCATCCGACATGCCTGCAATATCTCAGCTTACTTCAAGACGAAGACGATAGAGTTTAGAACATATCACGGAACGAGTGACTTCTATAAGGCCATGAACTGCGTCTATTCGACGTACAGAATGTTCTACTATGCCATAAATCATGAGTTGGATGATTTCTACTCCCTATCATCATACGATAAGTTCTGCAGCACCATCGGCCTCAAATGGGACACACCGCCAGAATTAGTGCCCCTCCTATACCAAGGCAACCCATACAGCGCCATCGAGACATTTCAGACGAAATCCCTGCCGTATAACTCGAAGCAGGCATCAGCATTGTGGGAGGCCATCAAGAACCACGGCCATAAAGAACTTTGCATCGTGAATGGCTTCATGTACTACTATGAGCTGTTCTTTATGGATAAGGTGAAGGTGTCTATCTATGCGCAAGACCCGTACTGCCATCTGCTGTATATGCTTGCCAACGGAAAGATAACCTTGAAATATAAGGAGAAGCTGTCATGGCTGGAGGATTTCAATGCTGACACCCCATCACGACAACTGGCATTGGCCCTGTATGCCGAGAAATTGCAGAAGTTCTCCATGAGTGATTCCAAGAGGAATGAAGCGGTTATTGAGTCCGTGAAGATGAGGGCCAAGGAATCAATCGAAAAGACTGAGAAGGCCTGCGAGAGGCTTCTGAAGCTACTTACCACCTGCGAATATCATATAGGCACCCTGCAGGATGCCATAGCTCAGAAGAGCGTGATATTCTTCAACTACGGCAAGGACAAGACACAGAAGCGCACGTTCAAGCTGATTGCCGAGAACTCTGATTTGGAAATGGAGTTCAATGTGAAGCGGAATGACTACTATGAGGTGATAGAGACACTGCCGAAAGAGACATTCTTCTACTACTTCAGCAACAGCCCGTATCTGCGGAACATGCACAAGCTGGCCATGTGGAACTCGTCAAGCGGTGAGCGATGGTCAGCCGGACGTTTCCTCTACTGCAACAAGCCGAGTAGTCTGAACAAGGTAAGTACGTCGTATAAGTCGAACCATGTGGAGGTCAATGAGATCGTGCCTCCCGATGATTTGGTTATCGACAATCCCAACAGCCTAAAGATTGTTCGGGTCAGTTCCACTTGCCTGCATTGCCTGCAGAAGAAATACATCAAGAAAGTTGACCAGTGCAGCATGTGCACCTATGCCTTTGTCGTGATGTATGAGAAATATACGCTCGGTGGGTTCGGGTTCACCCTCCCACAACACAAGGGCTACGACCTGTTCCAGCTGACGGACTTCTGTACGAACAACAATATCCCCCGTCTTGCAAAGCTGATATTGCTCTGCATTCAGACGACCGGAGTGCAGAAGGAATTGAGCCGACGTATGCACAAGCTGTGCGAGAAGGTCATTTCCTGTGCCTACACGCACAAGCCTGTCAGTATGAAGTACAGAGGTGTCTATCAGAAGGTGAAGGAGCATTGCACCTCATCCTACCTTGCTTACGAAGGGCAGTTAGGCTTGTATGCCACCAACAAAGAAGTAATCGAGAAATATCAAAAAATGCTGAAGAATGGTAAGTGAAGACAGATGGAAGTACGATAAGGTTGACATCAACCTCATCGACGAGGCAGAAATGAATGCCAACGAAATGACGGGTGAAGACTTCGCCACGCTGTGTGACAACATCGGCAAGTCCGGCCTAAGCAGTGTCCCATGCTGCTACAAGAAAGAGAATGGCAGGTATGTGATGATTAGCGGCCATCATCGTTTGAGGGCCTGCAAGAAGTTACACTATGCCAAGCTGGGCATCCTATGGTGTTTGGAAAGCGAACTGAGCAAGGATGAGATTATCGCCATCCAGCTCTCGCATAACTCGCTTCACGGGCAGGATAACACGAGTATCTTGAAGAAGTTGTTTGAACAAATCCAGTCGGTTGACTTCAAGAAGTTCGCCCACATCAATATCGATGAGGTTGCTCCAGTCAGTACGGACGGCATTAGCGTGTTCGCTCTGAAGGAGAACTTCGTGTTTACGATTATCCTCTACCCAAATTCGTTCGAGAACCTGGATGAGTTGTACGGAGATATTCGTGAACAGGCTAAGAAGAGTGATACGCTCATCCTTGCGCATCAGGAGGACAATGAAATGGCTCTGCTGAAGCTGCAGCAGGACATCGGCAACCAGTTCAATATCAAGTCGCCATCCATCACCTTTGCTAAGCTGCTGGAACTGGCTAAGGAGAGACTTGACGAAATCAAGGAGGATAAGGCATGATTTGGACGATAGTAAGTAAGGCCGAAATGGAAGGATATGCTATCCCTCCTGTCTTCCAGTACTACCGAGAGGTTGTAGGCAGGGAGAATATCAGACTGGCCGTAGTGGATGAGGACGACCCTCTCGACTTCGTTGGGGAGAAGGACATAGTTCTGCTTCGTACTGCGAGCAGGTCCCTCATTGAGACGATAGAGGCAAAGGGTGTGGCCACTACGGCAGAGCATTATTCGGTATATCAGCAGGCAAGTGATAAGGCAGAACTGGCAAGGCTCTTGTGTGAGCATGGAATCAAGGTGCCGAGGCAATATAGCATTGACCATCTTCAGCCTGGAAGCACGTATTTTGTCAAGCCACGCTTCGGCAGCGAGAGTTTTGGCATAACGGAGCACAACATCTGCCATAGCAAGGAAGATGTGAAGTTCCAGGTTATGAGATTGCAGGAGTTGGGCTACGAGAGTGTCATTGAGGACTTCATAGAAGGCAATGACGCGACTGTTGCCTGCTATTATGACCCTCAAAGCGATAGGGTATGTGCCCATGCTATTGCCGTTGACTGCGAGACGAAGGGTGCCATTCAGACGCACAAGGGCAAGTTCGACTACAACGAATATTGCTATGCCTTGAAAGGATCGATAGGCAAGAAGGCTTGCGCCATGAGTAAGTATGTTTTCGACCTCCTTGGTATCAGACACCATGCAAGGATAGACTTCCGCTTCACGGAGAATGGTGAGGTGTATCTCATTGACGTGAACCTGCTGCCCGGCCTTGGACCATCAGCGCACTTCTCAAAGTGCCTGCTCTTGACGGAGAATATCTCCTACGTTGACACCATTATGAACATTTTGAAATCAGCAACGAAATGAAGAATATACCGATAGAGAAGATTATTCAGATTTATGAGAAGAAGGGTTGCAATATCACGGCAACCTGTACTGCGCTCGGTATCTCCCGAAAGACCTTCTACGAATGGAAGGAGAAGAAGAAGAAACTCGCTGAAGGACTGGAGGCTGCTGAGGAGGCTATCATAGACTTCGCGGAGTCCAAGTTGGTTGAGCATATCAATAACGATGATGTGCAGGCTTTGATATTCTTCCTCCGAACCAAGGGCAAGAAGCGAGGCTATGTCGAGAAGACCGAGACCGACGTGAACATCAACCAGTTCGAGAAATTGATGCAAGATACCGAGGACGACGAGTAAATGGTTCAAAACGATAAGTGGCAGAAGAAGATGAAAGCGTGGAGGAAAGACTGGTGCCTGTTCGCCAAGCAAGTTCTCCATGCTCGTCTCGATGAGGAACAGAAGGCCATCCTGCGTGCCGTACAGAACGAGCGCATGGTGGCCGTTGCTTCGGGTACGGCCCGAGGCAAAGACTATATTGCCGCTGTCGCTTGTCTTTGTTTCATGTACCTCACTCCTCGATGGAAGGACGGGAAGCTGATTAAGAACACCAAGATTGCCATGACAGCCCCTACCGACCGACAGGTAAGGAATATCATGGTGCCGGAGGTCAGACGTTTATACAAGGCAGCTCAGGTGCTGCCTGGCCGATTGGTGGGCTATGACATACGAACGAACTATGAGGAATGGTTCTTGACGGGCTTCAAGTCGAGTGCGGACAACACGGAGGCATGGTCGGGTTTCCATGCTGTCAATACGATGTTCGTTGTCACGGAGGCATCGGGTATCTCGGAAACCATTTACAATGCCATCGAGGGTAACTTGCAGGGTAACTCTCGTCTGCTGATAGTGTTCAACCCCAACATCACTACTGGCTATGCAGCCAAGGCCATGAAGTCGGCACGTTTCAAGAAATTCCGTCTCAACTCCCTGCACGCTGAGAACGTGGTTCGCAAGGAGAATGTGATACCAGGCCAAGTTGACTACGAATGGGTGAAGGATAAGGTTGAGAACTGGTGCATCCGCATCCGAAAGGAAGATGTCAACGAGGGTGAGGGCGACTTCGAATGGGAAGGCCAATGGTACCGACCAAACGACCTTTTCCGTGTCAAGGTGCTCGGAATGTTCCCGAAGGTTGCAGAGGATGTCCTTATCCCATACGAATGGGTGGAACTGGCAAACAGGCGCTGGGAGGAACTGCAAGAGGAAGAATTTGAGCCGAAGAAGAAATGCCGCCTCGGTGTCGATGTTGCCGGAATGGGTCGTGATGCTTCAGTTCTTTGCCCGAGATACGGGAACTACGTTGAAAAGTTTGAGGTGCATAACTCTGCTGGTGTGGCAGACCACATGCACGTCTGCGGAATGACAATTCCTTATCTCAAGAAGAAAGGTGCCAAGGCGTTCGTTGACACCATTGGCGAAGGTGCAGGGGTATTCTCTCGGCTTAGGGAATTGAACTACCAGAACGCTTATTCCTGTAAGTTCTCTGAGGGTACGAGAAACCTGCATGATGTCACGGAGGTTTACACCTTTTCGAATATGCGTGCTTATTTGTATTGGGCGGTTAGGGACTGGCTAAACCCGAAGAATGGCTTTCAACCTGCATTGCCTCCTAACGATTTGCTGTTGCAGGAATGTACCGATGTGCATTGGAAGTTTCAGAGTTCAGGTGATATTCTCATTGAATCGAAAGATGAGATAAAGAAACGCCTCGGAAGGTCGCCGGACTACCTCGATGCTCTGGCTAACACCTTCTATCCGAGAGACTACGAAGCAATCCAAGAAAGCGAACTTTTCAAAGATTTTCTTTGATTTGTATGATAGATTGGAAAAATTTTCATACCTTTGCATCGTTTCTTATATGAAGCTGCTTCAAGCAGACTTCATTGCTCTTGCCAGTCCAAGCCGTGAGGCCTCGGGCTGGTTTTTTTTGTTCCCGAAAACCGCTTCTGAAACAAAAGTTAAACTATCTGAAACATAGGTAGTTGCACGGAAATTTCTTTGAAAAACGCTTGGAAAATTGCAAAAAAATGAGTACCTTTACATACAATTATAAGAAACATCATTATTAACGTTTTAAAGAAGAAGAGCAATGAAGACGAAGAAATTTTTGGTTTACTACAATGAAAGTAAGCAGTTGATCGGTTTACGTGAACACCACTTCGATTGGGAAGAGGGTGATGAAATCACGACTAACGGTGTAAGAACGGTGATTTTCGGTATCTTTGAAGGTACAGACCGGAACATGAGACTGGTAAAGAGTATGTTTGATACGCTTCGTAGGTATCTCCCGAAAAAGAAGTGGGTACAGGTTCTTGACGGCGATTTCAGGGCCACTGGTGATTGGTTCGAGGACATGATGAATGCTATGGTTCATTCCCACTATGAGTTGGTGGACGTCAAGAAGAAGGTCTGGAAGGACTTTGACGCTCAGCTGGATTTCGTAGATAGCGTGTTTGCAAAGATGGATTGTTAAGAAAGGAGGCAAGTCATGAAGCAAGTAATCATCGACATCATCAAGGAAGGCTGGGAGAAGAACCTGCCAGTATGTGAGGTAATCGCAAACATCGTCTCTGAAACAGGATTGTATGAGCGGTATGCGAAGGACCAGTTCACGGAATTAGTGTTCTCGGCTAAGCCGGGAGTTAGTGTTAAACCTTAAAAGAACAAAGCTATGGAGATTAAGATGGAGTTAACCCCGATTATGAAGCAATACTTCGATTTGAAGAAGAAACACCCAGACGCCTTGTTGCTGTTCAGACGCGGCGACTTTTACGAGGTCTTCGAAGATGACGCTGCAGATGCAGCTCGCATTCTGGGAATCACTCTCACAAAGCATCGCAGAGGATATAGGCTCGCAGCTTTTCCACATCATGCGCTCGACATATATTTGCCGAAGTTAGTAAGGGCAGGTAGGAGAGTAGCTATCTGCGAACAGCTGGAAGCACCTAAGAGGAGTCAGAGCTAATTATTGCTCTTCAATAGATGAAGACCCCTGCGCTGGTCTGGGAAGATAGGCGCAGTTTTTACCCACCCTAAAACAAGAAAGATATGAGATTACAAGTTGAAATTCATGTAATGGCAGAGCAGGATGCTCTCGCACGTTATCATCTTAACTGGGATGCTGCTCTTAGAGAGCAGTTTGATTACCAAGGTTTTGGCATTTGGTGCTCGAACGGAAGGTACGAAGCCGGATATGATGATGAAGCTGCTAAGTCCTTGAAGGCGTTTGCTGACAAGCGCTTGAAGGAACATGGAGTTACGGAGTTCTATACTACGATAGAAGAAATTGACGATTAGATTGGTGTAGAATTGGCCTGAAAAGTGCCGATTTTGCAAAAAAGTATAAAAAAGTGCTTGAAATGCGCATAATTTTCCTTTAAATGTGCGTGTTATTCAAGCACTTTTTCGTATCTTTGTGGCGTTATAACATTTTGCGTATATGCCACCAATTAGTGAAATTTTCAATGCAGGTTCAGCTGGAACCATCATTACCGAGTTAAAGAAGAAGTCAGTGGACGTTCCAGACTGGGGCGAACTGCTGAAAGATTATGAGCCGACCAAGCATAAGATATGCAAGGACATGGTAGGCCGTAAAGATAGGACACGTTCGGACAATGTTACCGAGAAAGCAAGCCGTATCTACATAGGTATGGAGAAATTGCTTACGCACCGCTACAACGAGTACACTTTCTCTCTCCCTGTCAAGCGTGCATATTCCAATCTTGAAGGCAACAAGACACGTCAGGAAATTGCAGCTGCGATTGAGTCGATTTACAAGCATTCCCGTATTGATGCAGTAAACCTCAAGCGTGGTCTTGCTTATTATGCTGCATGTGAGATATTCACGATTTGGTACACGGTAGAGCGTGAGAATACGCTATACGGATTCCCTTGCCCGTTGAAGTTGAAGTGTAAGACCTATTCTCCGATGGATGGCTACAAGCTATATCCGCTCATCGATGAAATGGATGATATGCTGGCCATGTCGTTTGAGTACGAGAAGAAGGTGGGAGATCAGACAATAACCTACTTCGAGACCTTCACGGCAGAGAGACATTATTTGTGGAAGCGTGACAGCGCAAGTGCTGACGGATGGTCAGAAGTCCTCAACGAGGAAGTTATCATTATGAAGATTCCTGGAGTTTACTTGTGGCGACCTGCTCCCGTCTATCACGGGTTAACATATCTGCGTGAGGAGATAGAATACACGCTCTCTCGCAATAGTGATGTGATAGCTTACAACTCGGCACCCGTGTTGAAGATTTCGGGCGACATCATCGGAGAGGAAGGCAAAGGAGATTCCCGTCGCGCTTTCCGTATGGCCAATGGTGGCGATGTGTCATACGTTTCATGGCAGCAGTCTATCGAGGCTCTGAAGTATCATGTAGATATGCTGATTAAGCTGTTCTTCATGCAGGCTCAGATGCCGGATATCTCATTTGAGAACATGAAGGGATTGGGTAGTATCGGCTATGATGCAAGGCAGACCTTGTTCACGGATGCACACCTGAAGGTAGGTGATGAAGCCGGAGCATGGACTGAATTCCTTGAACGTGAGTGCAACGTTATCAAGGCTTTCTTGAAGAAGATGAACCTCAAGTGGGCCAATGAGATTGATAATGTTGAGGTTGAACACATCATCACTCCATTCGTGCAGAACGATGAGAAGTACGAGGTTGAAAAGTGGATGAAGGCTAATGGCGACAAGCCTCTGGTCGGCCACTTGGAATCCATTCGCAAGGCTGGCGTGTCGGAAGACCCCGATGCTACTTATGAGGAGTATCAGAACGAGCAGAATGCTTCACTGGAGAGCCGTGTTCAGGATATCTTCGGTGGCGCATCAGCAGAATAAACCTAACCTTAATACACCATGAAGAAAAGATTAGCTTATTGGTTTCTTTTGGTTGCCGAACGGCTTGACCCAGAGATACGTGTTGAGAACGCACAGTTCGTTGAAGACTACGATGCTCAGAAGATAGGCCTGACCTATGTGGTAACGAAAAAGGATATAAAAGACTACCGCTTTAAGGACGGCGCCCGTATGTCTTATCGGGAGGGAGTGCGTGGTGTCCTGCATGAGGTAAGGAAGAATATCCGAAAACACATTATCGGAGGTATCGATGCCAACCACCTCATAGAGTACGATGTTAAGGAAGATAATGGAGGCTATCGTGTTAGTGGAGAACTGAAGGTGTATGTCCGTAAGTCCGAGAGCAATGAAGAAGGAGAGCAACAAGAAACCAGTAGTAACGCATAAGTGTGGAGAGTGCGCCAATGTAACGCTTGTTACCATCTTCCATACCCTCAGCATTAAAGGAGAACCGACGATGGGCGAGTGTCCTTACTGGACGCAATCCAAATGTGTGTTGCTGAGTCAGAAAGCATGTGTTAAACATTTCAAGAAGAGGGAATAACATGGCAAAGCCTAAAGGTATCAATCAGAAAGCCAAGTGGCGAGAGCACTCCATCCGTCTTGCAAGATATGCGGATAGAGTGCAGTCTGTTTATGATACCTTGAACAAGGAGGTTGCAAAGTCTGTTGTTAAGACAGGCTATGACGGGGCAAAGCCGTTTAGATTCTCCGACTATCCTGAAACTAAGAAGATGTTTGAAGATGTGCAGGCTTCTTTCGTCCGTGACCTCCGAGCAGTCGTTTATGGTGGAACAAATGCAGAGTGGCATGAGAGTAATCTTGTTCAGGATCTGCTTGCCGACAAGGTTTTGAAATTCTACGGCAGCAAGGCAGGAGGTAGAAAACACAGGGTTTACTATCAGACTAATTCGGATGTGCTGAAGGCTTTCCAGGAGCGAAAGGACAAAGGTATGAATTTGTCGCAAAAGCTATGGAATCAGTCCAAGGAGTATAAGACGGAGATGGAGTATGCTATCTCTTCTGCAATCGAGAAGGGCACAAGCGCAGTAACTCTCTCAAAGCGGTTGAGTAAATATCTTGTCGATTTTCCATCCCTAAAGCATGATTACAAGGAGAAGTTCGGCAAGGCAGTGACATGCCAGGACTGCGAATTTCGTTCCATCCGTCTTGCTCGGTCGGAGATAAACATGGCATACAGGACAGCAGAACAGGAACGCTGGAAGCAGTTCGATTTCGTATTAGGCTATGATGTGAAACTCACCCAGAACCTCCGTCATGTGCCGGACATCTGCGACGACCTTGCAGGCAAGTACCCGAAGGACTTTGTTTTCAAGGGCTGGCACCCTAACTGCATGTGCTATGTTATCCCCATTCTCAAAACCGAAGAGCAGTTTTGGAATGATGAAGACGTATCGGAAATCGTCGAGCCTCCTAAGAACTTTACCGACTGGCTGGAGTCCAATGCCGAACGTATCGATAAGGCTGCTGGGAAGGGCACGCTTCCTTATTGGTATGCGGATAATGGAAAGTATGTAGATACTATACGATGGAAGAATTTCCGTATGCTCGATGAATATGATCGTCGAGATTATGAAAGAGTGCAAAAATGGAAGGAAGGTCTCGGACTGAAGACTGACAACCTGGAGAAATTGCTGACTACAAAAGATGTTGAAGACTGGAAGATCAGCGGAGAGTTGATGGAACTCACTTCTCGTATTGATAGGGCCAAGCAGCATTACATGGACGAATGGAAGAAGATGTATGAGCGGATAGAAAGCGACGAGGTACATAACGGTTACGACAGGGGCTTCATACGGAAACTGCGTGACAGACTATCTGCTGCCAGCAGCGGTTTGAGTTACGATGTGCGGATGTCGTGGGCACAACTGAAGAGCATTGAGGATTTGATTGCTGGCTATGATAAGGAGTTGGTTGATGTCGTTGTCCCGTCGTTCCCCTTGAAGTCAGCCGGCTTCGGTACTATCACCCATGATGTTGGTAGAGTACGTGACCAACTCAATGCTTTGGTAGGAACGGCTCGCAAGGACCATTACCGCTTCTTGGATTTTCGTGACCACTTCGACCACATGGCAACGACTGGCAAGATGAATGACACCATACGTCAGAAGTTCGTGGAAATGCTTGACCGTGATGAGGGTGCGGTATGGAAGTGCATCGACCACCTCAATGAGATTGCCAATGCCTCGGACTTGGATAAGATACCCAGGCGATGGTATCGCGCCTTCAATAAGTACATGGAGGAAATCAGAGCCTTTGACATCGAGACGAACGGTTATGGTGGTGTGTATAGGCAGATTGAGGGTGCTTACAACATCTATAAACTATCCACAATGCCGGAGGTAGCGAAATATGGACTGAGTAAGGTTAATGACAAAATGCCTTGGAATTTGTTCGAGGTCTTCAAGGAGAAGGGTATCGACTACAAGTACTTGCCTGACAGCCTGATGTTCCGCAACGAAGGAGATTTTGTGCCCTGGTATGATACTATCAGGCAGAACAAGAAAGGTACATTCAACATCTATAGCAGTGCCCACCACTCGAGTGAGTTCGGTCATGTAGCCATCAACAGGGCATTCTTTGACCAGACATATGGTAGGTGTGCGAATAACATGCCTCAGGCTTCGAGGATATTCTACCATGAATACGGACATGCCTTAGATGCCCAGAGGGACTGGAGTACGAAGAAGAGGATAAAGGCCCTGTTCGACAAATATGAAGCCAAATATAGCGCGATGGATGAGACGGAGCTGGAGAACAAGTTCTTAAAGACTTCGTTTGATCAATGGAAAGATACTCCTTTCTTCAAGGAAATGAAGGAAGACCCAGCGCACAACGAGAGGTGTATCGCCTTCTCCGATGTGCTGCAGGGATTCATGAAGTCTCACAAGAAGATTTTCGGTGGCCATGACATTGCCTACATGCAGAGCCGTGCTAACGCAATGGCAGAGTTCATCGCGCACATGAATGAGGTGTACTGGCAGGGCAACAAGTTCTGGGAGGCATTCGACAAGGAGTTCTATGAAGAGGTTCGCTCTATCATGCGAGTCGCATTCAGGGGAAACAAGGAAGCGCTAAATAAAGTGAAATAGTTTGTGGAATCGGGTGAAATAGTTATCTTTGCAACATGACGAAAGAAGAGTACATACTGAAATGCGGTGGCCGGACGTCGGAAGACCTGTCGGCAGAACAAATCCTCACATACTTCATTGAGGGGCACGGAGGCATGCGCAACTGGAAATCTGCACTCGTCATCAGGTCTGGAAGATTGTGCGGTTGTGACATAGACCGAGCAAAGGGTATTGCCATGCTCAGGCAGGCTTTTGATGAAGACAAGATACTCGAGGTCAATTTTGTCGATGGGGAAGGGGTCAAAAACGACAAGAACAGCATTTCGGCAAGCCGATTTACGATGACTTTTAGGAAAAGTTAAACAATTTGAAAATCAAGTTGTTAGCTTGAAAATAGGTGGGTAAAAATTTGGAAAATTGTCAAAAAATGACTACCTTTACATACAATTATAAGAAACATCATTATTAACGTTTAAAGTAGAAGAGCAATGAAGAAGTTTGATTTGAAAGTAGGACAAGTAGTCGATTTTTACCACTACTATGACAGCGAGAAAAAGCATCCAGTTCAGGGAACGGTTTTAGGCGTACAAGAAGCAACGAAGTACGACCGCGAGAGTTCAGACCTGCTTCACTGGATATGGTTCTTGAACAGCAAGAATGAAGTCTGCGTAGCCACACACGATGCAGACGGCACTATCTGCTGGGATGATACGTGGACGGACTTCACGGATTTCAACCATCATCCGTACGAACGCAGTCTAAACGCAGCAGGTTATAGGTTGAGTAAAGAGAATGGCTATTGGGAAGCGTTTAAGAAATGATAGCTTAGTTTGAAGATAGAGTTATAAGAAACATAGTATTAACAGTTAATTTTTTAGAGCAATGAAGAAAGAAGATTTGAAAGCAGCCATCAAGGCTAACTTTGAGAACAACGAGTTTGCAACCGCAATGGAACTGAACAAGGATTTGTTCCAGGAGTATGAGAACGTAGCTGGCAAGCGCAGCCTTACAGCACTGGTAAGCTTCTACCGCAAGAAGGCCGGAGCAACGGAGTCCATCGAGCAGGAGGAAAACCTAACTCCAGTCGAGGAAGTTGAAAAGGTTGAAGAAGTTACCGCCGAAGAACCTCAGAAGGAGGAGAAGATCGAGGAGCCGGAATATCAGTTCGACTGCAACGAAGAATTGGACGCCGTTATCGATGTTGACGAAATCAGAGAACTGCTGGATAAAGGCAACAAGGCTTTGAACCGCTATTGCATCGTCAAGGAATACTTTAAGCAGGTCAGCGATACCGAACGCAAGATTAGCACCACGATGTTGGTCAAGGCAGACGGATTCGGATGGGAAACCTTCGGAGAGGTCGTTAAGGCTCTCGGAGGCAAGAAGGGTAAGACCGAGCGAGTGGCAGGAAGCTTTTGGAAGTCTGGTTGCGGACTCCCCGTTGGTGAGGAAATTAAGAAGTGGACGGTGTTCAAGGTCGGTGATGCTCTCCGCCAGTTCGCCTTCCGTCAGAATGCGTCTGCAATCACATGTGTAACGGCAGCTATTTAAGAAAGTAGGTTATCATGGCACACGGATTGACTGAAGCAGTAAGCAGGTCTCTCGAGATTTCGGAGAAGGACGCTGATAGGATTATCGATGAGCAGGCAAGCCTCGGACTTGACATGTTGACAAACGACAATCTGGATATCGAAGATGTAGAGGAACTGATGATGGACATGGGAGTAGAGCCAGACTACATGGAAGAGTTCCTGATGAGAATGATTTAATATTCTCCCATCCCAAAAGAATAAGGGGCCTAAGCAAGTTCTTAGACCCCTATTTTTTGACTTTTGCCAATAGTTCTTCAATCTTCGGCAATCGTTTGGAGTATTTGTCGCTTTTCTTGAATACTGATATTGCCCTCTTGCAGACGCGTAGTTCTTTCTTGTATTCGCCGTTCCGCCTATAGATGACAAGCAGCCTGTCGAAGGAGTGCATGGCAGGATAGCAGCCGGGCTTTATGTTTTCCTCGTACAACTTGACAGCAGCTTCGATATTCCCTGCTTTCTCGTATGCAATACCTTGATTGTTCCGAGAAACGCAATCGTCGAGAAGTTGTTTCTTGGATATCTCCTTTTCCAACTTCCGTTCCATGCTGGCTATGGTTTTGGCCGGAACGGAAAGATACCCGAGACTGTCAGGCTGTTGCCAGAACAGCTTTGTTGGCAAGATGGCGAATTGCGTGTAGCGGTTTTCGAGTTCTTTTTTCAGGACACGGATTGCTCCGTCTTTCATGAATGAGGCTTGTGAAACCCATGATGGTTTATCGTAGTTTGGCATATCCGAATTGTATTTGTTGACCTTGCAAAGATACAAAGTATTTTGGTAAGGTCTATGTTATCAGGAACAATCTGGGGAAAGAGGTAGTTAAAAATATATAAATGTGCTTGTGTTTCAAGCATATTTTGCGAAGATTTTGTATTTTTGTAGCTGAAAGCGTATGTAGATGCGCATAGGAGGACCTTCTCTGAATGGAAATCTGCAATGCGTTCATCGCAACGCATAGTAGTAACTAAATTAAAAGTTCAATGAACAAGAGACAGAGAAAGGTTTTTACCTTATTGAAAACGAAGACTAAGGCGCTCGGTTTCAATCGTAAGGAGTTAGAGGGTCTTGCGCTGAAGATTGACAAGAACCTGGAGCTCGAAGAAGATGCCTCGGACGAGGATGTTGACGCAGCTATCGAAACGGCAGTTGAAGCGGCACTCCCGTTCTTAGAAGTGAGCCAGTCCGTGGCTCAACGCTCAATCCAAACATCACTCCAGCGTATGCGTGCCCAGCAGGGTAATGAAGACGATGACGATGATGATGATTCTGATGACGATGATCAGAACGATGACGGCGAAGATGTTAATAACCGCCAGCGTGGAAAGGGTAAGAAAAATCGAAAAGACGGCAATTCTGAGGATAGTGAGCTCGTGAAGCTTCTGAGGAAGCAGGGCGAGGCAATCGAATCTTTGAAAGGCCAGCTTGAAACCTTGCAGGGCGACCGTGTACATGAGACAAGGCGCACCAAACTTAAACAACTTGTGAAAGATACTGGAACGTTCGGCAAGACAGTTATCAAGCAGTTTGACCACATGACATTCAAGGATGATGATGCCTTCGATGACTATCTCGATGAAGTGCAGAAGGATTTGGACGACCTTAATCAGGAACGTGCCAACGAAGGTTTGAAGAAACTCGGCGAGGTTCCTGCAGGGAAAGGTAAGAAGAGTCTGGAGAACAACAACGTTGAACCGCTGTCAGACGAGGACGTCATTGCTCTCGCTGGCGGCAAGAAAGAGAACAAGTAAAAAAGTTAAACCATTATGGGAGCACAAGCAAATCTGAACCAAGAAGGGATGCGCATTGACTCGGCCAACGACTCAATCGTTATCCGCAATTATGGTGCCGGTATCAAGGGTGGTCGTACTCTTGACATGTCGGACTTCCCCTCTGACCTCAAGTGCATCCGCGCTGGTCATGTGGTTATCCGTAGCACCACGGACGAAACGCTCTACAAGCCCATGCCCGTTGCCGAAGGTGGCGCAGCCTATGCCTCACTGCCCAATGGCTATGAGTATGTTGGTGTCGTAGTAGCAACCAAGCCAGTTGACTATCCTCTCGTAGGCATCATGTATGCTGGCGAGGTCAACGACGTTGCAAGTCCGTACCCCGTGACTTCTATTAAGGCCGCGCTGAAGACTGCACTTCCCGGCCTCGTGTTTATGCACGACTAAGTTGCAGAACCCCGTAAACAGCAAGAATAGACTATGCAAGAATCATTGTTCATTCAGTTTATCATGGCCCTGTTCCCGAAGCTGTCACTCTATGTGAACACCAAGGTGAACAATGGTAAGCCCATGACATACCTTCATAAGACTATGCTGGAGCCTGTGTACAGCGCAGACCAGAAGTGGGAAGGTACTTCTGCCAATACGGTATATGTAGCTGCTGACATGGTGGCAATGGATTCACCTCTCCCCGTGAAGAAGCGTGATGCCATCGCAACATCAAACGGCAAGCTGCCAAAGATTGGTATGGAGAAGAAGAAGGGTGAGACCGACATCAACACCCTGAATATCATGAACGCTCAGTATCAGACCTTGGTTGTTGGTGGCAACAATCAGGCTGCTGCCTCTCAGCGTCAGCGCATCATCCAGCGCTTCGCCAACGATGCTGTGTACTGCTCAGTAGGTATCGATGAGAAGAACGAGGCAAACTTCCTCTCTGCTCTCTCTGATGGCGTTATGGCCGTTCCCGATGATGAGAACACTGGCACCGCCCTCCGAGTGAACTTCGGTTACGACAAGTTCCCTGGCAATCACTTTGGTGTTGAGGAAAAGGGTCATATCAGCCGTGAGGATATCGAGCGTGTACTTGACAAGGCTAATGAGGATGGTGTTACTATCACTACCATCGCCATTGCCCTCTCGACTTACCGTGAGATGAAGAAGGAGCGCTGGGCTCGTGAGTTGGTTGCCGATTCCAAGGATATGGCATACGACCAGAACACCACGCTGCCCGTTCCTAACGCTACGGCTTTCGACGAGGCCTTTGCTACCGAGTTCGGCGGCATTGAGTTCCTGAAGATTGACCGCACGGTTTACTTCGAGAAGAATGGTGTACGCACTCCTGTCAAGCCGTTCAACGCTGACAAGCTGGTATTTCTGTCTTCTACTCAGGTAGGTTCTCTCGTATGGGGTACCCTCGCTGAAGTCACGAACCCCGTGAACGGCGTGAACTATCAGATTCTCGACCAGTACAAGCTGATTTCTGAGTATTCGACCACGAAGCCTCTGATTGAGCACACTACTGGTGAGGCACTGGTTATCCCCGTCATCGAGAACGTCGATATGATTTACACTATCGACAAGTCGAATGCCTACGAGGTTGACGAGACTGCCGAAGCAGCCGATACCGATGACGAGTACATCACCATCAATGGCAAGAAGTACAGCAAGACCGAGGTAGCCGCCAAGCTGACTGCTATGGGTTATAAGACCTCTGCCACCGCTCAGGATGCAACCATCATGAAGAAGGTCAACGCTCTGAGCGATGAGGATGAAGAGACCTTCCTTGCTGCACTCACTGAAATAACGGGTGACTAAATCCAAGGACTATGAGTAAGACAATCAGAGAGGCACTCATCGATGAGATTATCTATCCGCTTCCAGAAGGAAAGATAGAGAACAAGATTATCTCCCGAGGACTCGACGGCGACGAAGAGTATGATATCGAGGTTGCCAAAAGCAACGAGTACCGTGGAGCCTATGCTGATTGCCTCATTGCTCTGGTTCAGTCGGTGAGTTTCTCGGAGTCTGACAAAAGTGTCAGTGCAATCTCCGATGACACGAAGAAGAAGCTCCTGTCCATTGCTAACTCTATATATAAAGCCATCGGTGAGGATGAAGTCTTGGCTGAGCCAAAGCCGATGGTTTACATCAACTGCTAAGTGCCATGCCGATATTGAAAATGAAACCCCACATTCTCGAAGTGCTCTCCTTGACTGAAGAGTATGAGGACGAGAACGGCGACTTCCACAAGGGCCAGGAGGTGTGGACGGAGTTATGTAAGTGCGATGTGGTTCCTGCTGGACAAGCGAATCAGCTAACGCTCCCTGATGGAGTGGTACTGCAATACTCCTACACCATCTACCTACCCAAAAAGACGAGGGAGTTCCGGACGGGCGAGAAGGTAAGAGTCATTTTCTTCGGCGAGGGCACTCCGCAGGAGAAGAAAGAGTTTACGGTAAAGGGCTTCCATTCCTACCAACACCAATGTAAGATGTGGGTATGAGTGAAATCAGGATGGTTACTTCGACCAAGGCAATAGATGAACTGTTCCGTCAGGCAGCGAAGATTATCTTCGACAAGGTTCAGTATAATCTTAACTATCTCGGCCTGCAGTGCGTAAGACGCGTTAGAGATAGGTCTGCTGGTGAAAGTTGGATAGACCAGACTGGTAATCTCAGAAGTTCGATAGGCTATGCCATCTATTCCTACGGCCAAAAGCAGATAGAGTCAGCCTTTGACTCGGTGCTCGGCGGATCGGAAGGTTCTCAGAAAGGCCGTCAGATGGTGGCAGAACTTGCAAGCAAATATTCGAGCACCTACGCTTTGGTGGTAGTCGCCGCAATGGAATACGCAGAACACGTAGAAGCCATTGAGTCAAAAGACGTTCTCGCATCGACTGAGATTTATGCTAAGTCGGAAGTGAACAAGTATCTGGAGAAGGCAGTTAAGGAAGCAGAAAGGGAAATCCAAAAACTGGAAGTTGCACTATGAAGTCAGATATTCTCATCAAGGATGATGTTTTCGCAATCATCAAGAACAGCCCTCTTGCATCTGCCGTAACGGGCAAGATTTGCAAGCAAGGCGTAAGGCCTAAAGGTTCTGACAAGGAAGATGTGGTTTTAGCCATTTTAGCCAACATGAACGGTCAGATTCAAGAAGCCGCCGTGAACGTGAACATCTATGTGAAGGATGACGTCAAAAGCGACGGACAGCATCAGGAAGCAACCATCCGCTTGCGTGAACTCTGCCAGATTGCTTCAGAAACCCTTGAAGTCGGAAGAGGAGAAGACTTCCGCTTCACTCTCGAAAGTCAGCGTGTCATTGAGGTGGAAGCCACCCATGAGCACGTGATTAACAACAGGTTAATTTACAAACAAGTAAACGAATAAGTAAAATGAGTAATCTTTCTTGGGGTAAGCCCCGAATTTTCGTAAAGGACCTCGATGAAGCCAACGCCACTTGGAAAGAGCTGAACACCCCTGTTCGTGACTCTACCGAACTTCAGCCAACGAAGGGTGACAAGATGGAAGCCCCTATCGAGGGAGGTGAGAACGAAGAGGTTAAGTACATGGATGGACAGTTCGCTGTTGTGTACAATATCCGTAAGTTCAAGAATCGTGCCGTGCCAATTCCAAACAAGAATGGCGTGGCCTCGCATCACTACGCTTTCATTCTCCAGCCGGAAGATCCGACGAACATCGGTTTCTACATCGAGAAGACTGCCGTGACTGTTGATGATTCTTTCACTCCTGCCGATGGCGCTATCTGGGCAATCCAGCATGACGCTCTCGCAGCCGCTTCGGGTAACACCGTTAAGTGGGGAACCGTAGCCATTGCCGATGGCACTGGTAACGCTAAGAACATCACTTTCACGGAAACACAGCTGGCCGAAGGTCAGACTACCGCAACCACCGTAACAGGTGAGGTTGAAGTGCTGTCTTGATAAATATTCCTCCTTTCAGAGACGTGTGGAGAGACACCCCTTGGCAGTTCGGTAGGATAGAACTGTCCTTGTTGCGGAGATAGCTCAGGAGCAGAGCGCTGTCATTCCATGATAGAGGCCAATGGTGCGAATCCATTTCTCCGCTCTAATATTTAGAAGGGCATGGACGACAAGAATTTTGAAATGGATGTGGCTGATGCCTTCATCGAGAAACCATATAGCTTCAGCGTAGAGGTTAAGGGTGGGGCAGCAAGACGTTTTTATATATTTCCAGTCACTCTTGGCAAGTCGTACCTTCTGAAGCGACACATAGACAACCTCGGCCTGAATCTTGCGCTTCTAAACAAAAATCCATATCTTGAAGCATTGAGGGTGGCCACGGAGAAGAAGGAGGAGGTTTGCAGAATAATTACCTATCATACTCTAAAGAAGAAGAGAGACATCTTCGACCCCGACATTGTGAATGGAAGGACATCGTTCCTTGTGGAGAACACAACGACCGAGGAGTTGGCGACTGTCCTCATCTATATCCTGTCAAAAGACAAAGTTGAGGAGTTTAAGAAACGACTTGGAATAACGAAGGAGCAGGAACGTCTGAGGGCCGTCCTGGATGCAAAGATGAAGGCTCAGAAATCCCAGAACGATTTTTCTTTTGGCGGTAAGACGGTTTACGGAACGCTTGTCGATAGGGCATGCGAACGATATAAATGGACATACGATTACGTCATTTGGGGCATCTCTCTTACCAATCTTCAGCTTTTGCTTGATGATATGCAGCAGAGCCTATTCATATCTGATGATGAGAAAAGGAAGATACCTGCAAGGCTGCTAAACAGCGGCGAGACCATCAATGCGGACGATAAGAGCAACAAGGAGAAAATCCTCTCAATGAACTGGAAATAAACGAAAGTAACAACCCACGCACGCGCGAGGCAACAATCATAAGACAATGGCATTAAAGTTTGAGATAACGGGCGACAATAGCAATGTTCTTTCTTCACTCGATGGGGTAAGGACTGGTGTAAGGCGTACTGCAAAGGAAGTAGAGCAGCAGGGTATGGGCATTGAAGATATGTTCAAGCGTATCGGTGAAGCTGCAGGTGTTGCTTTCTCGTTGGACATGGCTAAGAGGTTTGTGGACACGATAATGAGTGTCAGAGGTCAGTTCCAGCAGCTTGAGATAGCTTTCTCTACCATGCTCCAGTCGGAAGAAAAGGCTAACGCTCTCATGAAGCAGCTTGTCGATACGGCAGCAAAGACACCATTCGACTTGAAGGGTGTGGCAGAAGGAGCAAAGCAGCTGCTCGCCTATGGTACGGCAGCAGAGGATATCAATGAGACCATAACGAGGCTTGGTGATATTGCTGCCGGACTCTCAATCCCTCTTGGCGACTTGGTGTATTTGTTCGGAACGACCATGACACAGGGACGAATGTTCACTATGGACTTGCGTCAGTTCATGGGCCGAGGTATTCCGATGGCTGAGGAGCTGGCAAAGCAGTTCGGTGTTACCAAGAACGAGGTCGCTGGCCTTGTGACAGCCGGAAAGGTCAGTGCAGAAGCCGTCAAGAAGGCTATCTGGTCTATGACCGAGGAAGGCAGCAAGTTCGGTGGTCTTATGGCCAAGCAGTCAGCAAGTATCACGGGTCAAATCTCCAACATCGAAGATGCCATTGATGAGATGTTCAACGAGATGGGTAAGAAATCGGAAGAAGCCATCAATGCTGGTCTTTCGGGAGTTTCCTTGCTCGTTGAAAACTGGGAAACAGTCGGCAAGGCTATTCTCGCAGCAGCAGAAACCTTTGGTATCTACAAGGCAACCCTGATGGGTATGACAGCCTATAACAGTGCAGCCACCAACATAGCTTACGATGCAGAGATTGCTTCGTTATCCAAACTCCTACCATTGAAGGAGGAGGAAATGAATGTTGATCTGCGCATTGCTGTTGCAGAGGGAAGGCTGTCTCAAAGCAAGGCAGAGATGATTGCTTCCATGAGGGCAGAGTTATCCGAGCAGCTAAGGGTTTTGGCTGCAAAGGAGGCTGCTGCCACGGCTAATTACAAGATTGCCCTTGAAGAGCATTTGCTTGCACAACGCAACATGGCGGTAGCTCAGAGCCAAGTCAAGATTGCTTTAGAGACAGGAACGGCAGAGGAGATAGCTGCAGCAAAGAGGGGTGCTGCCACGGCAAAGCTGGAACTCCAGAACGCTGCCATTGCCAAGAATACGGCTCACAAGGAACTGAATGCCATTGCCACGCAAAGAGAGGCATTGGCTAACGGACTCGATGCTGCATCTTCGGCTGGGGCAACTGCTTCAACAGGATTACTCACACAAGCAAAACTGGCCCTGAAACGTGCAGTGGATGCCGTCAACAAATCTTTCCTCGCATCCCCTTTGTTCTGGATTGCAGCCACCATAACGGCAGTAACGTTTGCGGTCTATAAGCTTGCTACTGCAGAAAGCGAGCATGAACGAGCAGTTAGGAAAGCCAATGAGGCCATCGATGAGCAGGACAAGAAAATCAGCGAACGCAAGGATGAGATAGATAAACTTGTCCGTACCATCCAAGATGAGACGGCTACCGAATATGAGAAGGTCAAGGCGTACAACAAGCTGAAGAATATCGCTCCTCAGATTACCGAGGAATATTCACGTCAGGAACTTGCTGCAATGAAAGCTGCAGAGAGCCAGACAAAGTTCAACGAATCTCTCGAGAACATGGAGGTGAACGATGTGAAGAAGCACATTGCAGAACTCCAGCAGAATATTGGCGGCTTTGACCAAACGCTCCAAAAAGCCTTGGCTAATTCTGGCGGTGGTCAAGGTGCTGCAGCTATTTCTGAAATGGCTTATGAGCAACTTCGCCAATGGGAAGAGGAGCTGAAAATCTATCAGGCAAAGCTCAATGAGATGGAGTTGGCAAGGAAACAGGCAGCTGACGAGGCACGTCCTATCGAGATACGCATCAAGGAGGCTCAGGAGAATGTGGATGCTATGCAGTCTATCCACGATTTCTACGAAAAGGCAATGGACCTCGCCGAGCACTTCCAAGAAGCTAATGATGAGATAAACTACGTCACGGCTCAGAACAACGTCGACGAGTTTATTCAGACTTCAGAGGCAGAACTGGCGGACATGAAGCGTCAGATAGAGGAAAATCCTACTGACTACAAGCTTCAGTTGGAATACGAGGAAAAGCAGAAGATACTCAATGGTATCATCGACATGAAGAATCAGATGAAGGCAAGTGGGGCAACCACCATTCCTCTTTTCTTCAAGATGGACTATCAGAGTTTCCAGAATGCTTGGAACGCTGTTAACAACCAACTCCAAACCCTTGTCGGTCAAACGGCAGGAGGTGGGGCCACGACTCTCTTACAGGACTTTACCGCTGCTCAGAAACGCTATCAGGCAGCATTAAAGAATCTCGCAAACATGGAGGCAAATCGTGCCAAATACACCAAGGCACAATATGAGGAGGCTAAGACGGAACTGAAAGACGCAAAGAAAGGCTACGAAGATTTGGGTGGCGATACTTCTAACAGGTCCGCTAAGAAAGCTGCTTCCGCTGCAAAGTCTGCAAAGAAAGAGGCTGATCGTAAGGCTAAAGAGGAAGCTGACCGCCAAGCCAGAGAGAGGGCCGAAGCCATGAAGCATGAGGACGAGATGGTTAAACTCGGGCAGGAAGCGGAACGTGCTAAGGCCGATGCAAGGATAGCAGCCATCAGGTTCAACTCCCAGCGTGAACAAGCCGAGAGGGAAGAGCAGTTCAAGCGTGAGGAAGAAGACGTCAAGAGACAAGCCGACGAGGTTTACAAGAATATCTATGAGCAGCGTAAGCGTGCTTATGAGAACACCAACAAGGATAAGAAATATGAAAACGACGAAGTAGGCCAGAATGGCTGGAAAGCTCTCATCTCCAATAGTGAAGAAGAAGCAAGGAAGAAGCTGAACGATGAAGAGTTCAAGCAATGGAAGCTTGTTCAGGATAAGAAGAACGCCGAACTGAAGAAAATCAACTCCCAGAGGGAAAGAACGGAACTTGACTATCAGAAGCAGCAGATTGACTCTATGCGTGACTATCTGAAAGAGTACGGTACTTTCCAACAGCAGAAACTTGCCATTGCACAAGAGTACGCTGAAAAGATTGCAGAAGCAGAAGGTGCAGGTAATAGAGGAGAGGTGATGAGACTAAAAGCCGAACGTGACAGTCAGGTTGCAACGGCAAACGCCAAAGCGCTTGCTATGGACATCGACTGGAATCAGACCTTCAGCGGACTCGGAAATGTTCTTGAAGAGATTGCAAAGGACACGCTCGATAAAGTCAACCAGTATATGGAAACCGCCGACTTCAAGGGGTTGGCGGCAGATGCAAAGCAGGCCTACCAAGACCTGAAGAAGCAACTCATCGATGCCGGTGGACAGAAAGCATCCAATCCTTTCTCCAAGGGAATGTGGGATGAAATCGGAAAACTCACTACCCAATATAAGACAAAGGTGAAGGCTCTCGCCGATGCCTCAGAGAAGCACGCCAAGGACACCGAGAAATACAACAAGGCTCTTGACACGGAGGTTAAGGCGCAGGAGAAGCTTGCTAAAGCAAAAGAAGACCAGGCCAACCATGCTGGTGATGAAAAGTACGAACGTGCCGTGGAGGAAGCTAACCTCGACCTCGCTGACGCTTCTGCAAAGGCAAAGAATGCTCTTGAGGAATGGATGGATTCAGGTGAGGAGGTGAAGAACCAGCAGCAGGGTGTTTATGACACACAGCAAAAGCTGGGTCAGGCAACCGACTCAGCAGAGCAAGGTCTTAACAACTTTAACACGGTTGTCAGTCAACTGACCAGCGGAACACTTGTAGGTTTTGCTGATGGTATTGCAAATATCATCATGGCTATCACGAAAAGTGGAGACCAAATGGAAGGTATTGGTGGACTCTTCGGTGAAGCAGGAAAGCAGATAGGCGGTATCGTTGGTGCCATCCTGTCAATCATCGATATGCTCGGCACAGACCCTGCCAAGTTCATCACCGACATTCTCGACAAGATATCGCAAGTAATCGAGGCAATTATCTCAAACATTCCTCAGATTATCGGCGCCATCATACAGGGTATCGGCAACATCATTGCTGGCGTGTTCAAAGGTTTAGGCTCCCTATTCGGATTAGATATAGGTGGCAAGGATAACCATGAGGAAATGCTGAAGCGTCAGAAGGAATACACCCGAAGCATTGAATCTTCATCAAGGGCTTTGGAAAAGTTCACGACGGAACTGGAAAGAAGCTACGGTATCGTTGCAATGCAGAACGCCAAGAAGGGTGAGGAGATTATCCGTAAGAACATGGAGTCAATCGTGAATGGTATCGACTCGGTTCTTAGCGATAACTACGGTGGCGGTCACTCCGATTACTACCACGTCAACAAACAGCAGGACGTGTTGCAAGGAATACTTCGGTATGGACAGGCGAACGGCATCAAGGCTGGCAGCGTAGGCTCATGGCAAGACCTTCTGACCATGAATACCTCCGAGGCACTTGCCAAGACCTTCAAGGTTATCAGCGAGAGCGGTGACGACCTTTGGCGCAAGATTACCACGATGGGCTACAATGAAGGCGCTCTTGAAGAATGGATAGAGAAGCTTATCGACGCCTATGACCAGATAGACGAGAACAATAAGCAGTTGATGGAGCAGCTGACCACCACGACTGCAGACAACGTTTATGATGATTTCCTTAATTCTCTCTACGACCTTGCCGATGGTTCGGAGGATGTTACGAAGAACATTGCCGAGGATTGGCAGAAGATGGTCAACCGCATGGTTGTCAACAACCTTATCGGCGGCAAGATGCGCGAGGAGCTGGAGGCATGGTACAAGGAACTCTATGACTTGCAGACTGCTCGCTCAGAAGGCCGTATAACTAACTACAGCTATGAGGTTTCTCTCAATGAGTTGCAAAAGAAATACAATGAAATCATTGAGAATGGCAAGTCGCAGGTTCAGCAATTTACGGAGGACGGTATCATCAAACCCATCAGTGAAGCAACCGATGAGGTGAAGAAATACTTTGAAGACCTCCGTGACAGCTGGGCATCCACCTTGACGGACATGACCGCCACCACCGAGGACTGGAAGAACGAACTGATAGACCAGGTTCTTTCTGATTTAGTGGAGAGCACGATTCTGAACGCTCCGCTGGCCGTGATGGTTGACGGTGCAGAGAAGCAGTTCGACGACTTCAAAAAGTATCTTGAAGACTGGACTGGCCGCTATAAAGCAATCATCGAGGACCAGACGCTCACCGATGAAGAGCGGACGGCGCGGCTGAAATCCATGATCCAGGAGCAGACCGATGTGCGCGAGGTGCAGGCCGAACGCTCACGGGCACTGGCCGAAGGAATCGGCAAGGACATGAAGGAAGCCTTCAGCAACTCCCTCGACAACCTCGGCGACACGCTTCTTGACGCTCTGCTCAATACCGAGAAGGATGCGGAAAGCATGGGTAGGGAGATTGCCAGCACGCTCATCAAGGAAATGCTCCAGACGATGCTTGCCTCGGAGAAATACTCCAGCGAGATTGCCAAGATAAAGGAGAAGTGGCAGCAGGTTCTCACGGGTAAGAATACCGACGAGGAGGGTAATATCCTCTTCACGATGGACGATGTGCTGCAGCAGGTTTCCGACCTGAACGACACCATAGCCAACGACGAGGCCATCAAGTCGCTTGCCGGACAGTACCAGGAGCTGAACAAGCAGATAAAGAACACCGACAGTCTCTTCGGCAGCATCAAGGACACCTTTGCCAGTTCCATGATGGACATGAACAAAACCGCTGACGAAATGGCCTCCGACATCGGGCAGACGATAGCCAAGAACATCATCGAGCAGATGGTTGTATCGTCTGCCGTGAAGCCGCTGGTTGACAACCTGCAGAAAGCCTTTGACGCGGCAAACGTGGAAGGGGCAACCTACAGCAGTGTAATCGGTGATGAAGCAGTGCAGAACGCATTGGCGGAACTGAAGAATGCTTTCCCCGGACTGCAGGAAACAGCCAAGGGTATCATGACGGGTCTCGGCGTGAAGATGAACGAGACTGCAAAGCAAGGTTTCTCCGACCTGAAGGGAACCTTCATCAATACGCTTACCGACATGGATGCCGATGCAGAAACCCTCGGCAAGAACCTCGGCAAGTCCATGATGGAGCAGATGCTCAACGCCATGGTCGAGAAGGAATACAAGGATGACCTGAAGAAAATCAACGACGAATGGGCCGATGCCCTGGAAGCTGGTGACCCCGCAAGGCTTGAAGCCATCAAGCAGAAAGCGGAAGACCTCTTTGCCACCATCGAGAACGACCAGTCCATCAAGAAGCTGGCCGATGAGATTAAGTCTCTGACCGATAGCACTTCGGCCTCTCCCTTTGACAACCTCCGCTCCTCTTTCCTCTCTGCCCTGACGGACATGAGCAAGTCGACGGCGGACTTCACGAAGGACATCAGCACGATGATTGCGCAGTCGTTCGTGGACTCGTTCGTGATGGGCGACCTGTTCGATGAGAAGCTGGCCAAGTGGAAGAAGAAGTACAAGGAAATCACTACCGACAGCAGCCTCTCCGAGGAGCAGCGCATGAAGCAGCTGAAAGGCCTCTCGGAACTGATTGCCGGAGAGCGTGACGCCATGAAGGACGAGGTAAACGACATCTACAAGATGCTCGGAATCCGTGAAGGGCAAGACCAGAGTGCCACGATGAACATGGCCGAGGCGGCCACCTACGACCAGTTCGAGCTGTACCTTGGCATGGAGACCTCGCACCTGATGGTGGCCGAGGAGACGAAAGGCCTTGTCGCACAGGTTCTCTCCACCCTTCAGGGGATGAGCAGCCTTACCAACCCCTCTCAGAACTACGGCGAGCAGATATTCATGCGGCTGGGTACCACCAACGAGTACCTGCTGGCGGTGAAGAAAGCAGCCGAGGGAATACGTGCAGAGTTTGCGCTGAAACTCGATTTAATGAACTCACATTTAAGTAAACTTTGATATGCCACAGGGAGAATTATTTATACGCACAAAGCGCACCCTCCAGCTGACGAGCGGTGCCGTGGGACTGATAACCACAAGGCCTACTGGCTGGGGAACACCCGAGAGCGGCGACAGCGGCAACGGATGGGTAGATGCCTACCTTCGCTACGGATTGTCTTTGGAGAAAGGGGCAAGGAGCAAGCTGCTCACGCCCATGCCGATGAAGACACCGACCAACGCCACAAGTCCAAGCCTGAACGGTGTGGCCTTCAGCGGTGACGCCATAGGCAAGACGGACAAGCACGAGTTCTCGTTTGACGTGCACATCGTGGCTCCCAGCGAGTCTGCGTTCCTTGACAGGTACGACCTTTTTTGCCAAGAAGTGCTAAGAGGCCAGTATTTTCAGCTGCGCATATCGAAGAGGCCGGAGGATGTACGTCATCTTCTCTACGACGGGTGTGAGCCTTTCGAGGAATTCAGACTGGAGATGGGCAAGTTTACGCTGTCGGTGACTGAGCCGCACCCAGAGATAACCCAAGAATACGTTTCACCTTTCTCGCATATATCATGACTATTAACGGAACGGACATAGACATCAGCGGCGTAACCCCTCTTGTGGACTTCCTGACGGGAGGCGGGGCAGGCGGGAACCAGATAGACTCTGGCTCGTTTGAGCAGAACATCAATGGCGACGGAAAGCTTTCCCTTTCGTGGCATAGCAATACTGGAGGCGGCATCAATGCAGGAACCGTGGTGACGGTAGACCCCGACGGCAAGGCTCTCAAGTATTACATGCAGGACAACTACACGCCTACACCCAACGGCGACGGAACCTATACTTGGTCGCCATCGTTTGTAAGCGTTGACGAGCAGCTGAAGGGAATACTGGTGTATAAGGAGATAACCGTTTACCGTAATGACACGGTGAACAACAAGGCAGAGACAAAGACCACTAAGGATATCAAAATCTACACTTTCCCGTATTACGGACAGCTGGACAATTTGGTTACCCTGCTAAACGGATGCGAAGGTGCTCCAGAAAACGTTGTGCAGATAGGAGAGGGTATTCAGAACCACTCGATTAACGTGAATGTCAGCTTCGACCAAGATAACCTTGTCTCTGCGGCTCAGAAGATTGCCAGCGCCCTCGGAACAACGACCACCATTATTGACGGAGTGATAACCATCGGCCCGAGGACTGCGCTTGCCGTTTCGGAGCACTATGACCGCTTTGTTGTCTTCGGAGGTACGAGGAATATGGGCAAGCATATCGTTGAAGGAGATGACACCTATGCCGCAGTGTCGTTCCGTCTTACTCTGCCTGAAGAATATGCTGACAGCGTTTTGCCGAAAGACCAGCCTGCCGAGGGACACATGTCAAAAATCCTCATCTTCGATGATATCTATCCCGAGATGAAGCTAACCATCAGTGGGGTTAGAAAGCGTGTCTGCTACCTGTTCGATGAGAGCGGCAATAAGATTGTTACCGTTAAAGATGGGCAGGAAGTTGAGAAGACGTACACGAAATACTACATCACGCTTAACCTTAATGACCAGTTGTACAGGATAAACGTGAAGAGTGTTATTGAGGGCAGGACGCTCGGTATCGTGTTCCAGACAGGACTGCTTGCAGGACGCGAGTTTGACCTTGCCTACTATGAGCGAGACGACAGCTCGGAATACAACTCGACCGAAGATACGGCCAGCAGTTGGACAACACTGGCTGGAGAATACCGCATTTGTATTGTTGCCGACGGCGACACACTGCTACCGAATGAAACACTTGAACCAAAGGTAGGTGATGTGGTGACGCTTACAGGCGTGGCGTTGGATGGAACGTATGAGTTGGAAGCGAAGAATCGCCTTCTTGCCGCTGCCCAGCCGATAGTTGACCTCTACATGAATCCCCGTGAGACTGAAGTCACGGTATCTTCCAGCGAGGAAGAGGTCATTACGGACTTCATGACGGGCGAAACGCAGTCGGTTAGTCCTGGAGAAAGCCACAGCGACCCGTCAGGCACAGGTGGCGACTATGTGGTGACAAGCGTGACCACCGACTTGCTCTCGGGAAAGCAGACAGTACGCTATGGAACCTTCGAACCCGAAGGTAAGGTTGCTTCAATGGCCAACCAGCTTCAGACCGCTACAGTCGGCACAAGCGGAGCAACCGTAGGGCAACCAAGCGAAGACTATATCCGTCACACCGCTGCCATGAGCCTCGATCAGTTCAAGACGCTGTTTGAAATCTACGGCCACCTCGGCATGAAGACCGTGAACAATCGTGTAAATGACACCAACGTTATTGTAAACACCCTTCGGGAAACAATGAACGATGTGGTGGAACAGGCCGACAAGAAGTTCGACATCTGGTTTCTTGAAGGCATGCCACAGCCTTACTATGACGAAGAGAATGAAACGATTGTAGGCACGGCTAACTTTCCTGCTTCTGAATGGGCAACCAACGAGGAGAAGGAGCAGCACCTTCAGGATATCTGCTACGACAAGACACGTCCTGCCGACGGGACTGGCGGAATGGTATGGCGATGGGAGAAGGTTGGCAACGCCTATTGCTGGAAACTCGTATCTGACAACGATACCATTGCAGCGCTTACACAGCTGGCCGACCTCTCCAAAGACAATATCCTCACTCCGTCAGAGAAGCTTGCGCTTCGTCGGGAGTGGGACAATATGATAGAGGAACTTGCCGACCTTGTAGGGCAGAGCGAGGACAACGACATCAGCGCCACCGAGTATGTCTGCGCCTATTATAGCCTGTGGTCATTCCTGAACACAAGCGGCCAGGCTACGATAGACAGCAACAAGTATATCGAGAATGCCTACAAGAAGCTGACAGTCTCTCCCGTCAGCGTGTCGGATGCCATCACGCAGCTTGACGCATATCTGGCCGGTCATGATACCGATACTCAGATTAGCGGCATTGTAGCCAAGCTAAGAACGGGCACCACCTCCAGCATCGAGGAAGCTACCGAAGGACTGAAGACCTACATGATGCGGACGATTGCTCCCACCATGATTGGCACACCAGGAAACGGCTCCATCGACAACGCAGAGTACAACGAACTGCTGACCGCCTATAAGACGGCCAAGACCGAACTGATGACCGCCCTCTCGGAGAAATCCCTTGCCAAGCTTGACGATATGGCCTCAGACGGTGTACTTACCGACATAGAGAAACTGGCCGTTATCAGGGAATATGAGCGGATGGTGGAGGAAACGGTGGAACTTATTGCCCGTGCCGCCGAGGCAGGGCTTGATACCGATTCGGGTTCGGTGCAGTATCAGTACCGTGATGCCTATTCTGCCCTGTATGCCTATCTCGACGACCTAACGACGGCTGTCTATACTGTGTTCAGCGACGACCTCAGCGAAGAGAGCAGCCCTGCCATGCTCTACAACGGGGCAGACTCGCAGATAACGGGAGCAACCTTCACGGGACTTTGGTCAGCCTACTATGCAGCTGCCGCAGCACTCAGGCAGGCCATCCAGTCGAAGGGTGTGAAGGTGTTTGTAACCAACTCCCTGAGCGTGCCGCCAAACCCCGTACCACCGTATAAGGCTGGCGACCTGTGGGTGCATACCGACCAGAGCGGAAAGTCCGTGATAAGGATTTGTATCAGCGGAAGAACCAGCGGAAGCTTTGACTCTTCCGACTGGGTGGAGAACACCATCTACACCGACCCGAGGACTGTTCTTGCAGCACTTGCAGAGGAGGTGTTCAACGAGGTGGGTTCTTCAGCAAGTGGTAGCGTTACCGTTACCCTTAGTTCCAATAGCGGAGTGTCAGGAACTACGGGCGACTATTCCGCTTGGCTGACCGTCTTGCGTGCCATGCTCGGAGATACATCTTTCACTATAGCGTGGGGAGATGGTGCGCCTTCGGGTACACCTAACCCTTATTCCTTGCATTGCCAGCGTGTAAGGTTCCGTACCTACACGGGCGGCATCAAGATAAGCATGTACAACGAGAATAGTGCATGGGAGGTTATCCAGCACTCTACGAGCGCACTGATAGATAACCTCGGCGATATGATTAACCTCGTTGTATTCGGGGATTCCCAAAATGCGGGTAGTATCGACTCCTACGTTGAAGGTTCTGGAATTACTACGGCTCAGAACTTTATCCGAATGTTCTCAGAGGCACAGGTCTGGAACGGTGGTAGTAGCCCCGTTTCCGTGGCAGAGGCGATGTTTGGTTTGAGCGTGGACATAAAGTATGTGAATACGAATAACCCGAGCGATGAAAAGACTCCAGCCGAATACGACGCTCTGACACCCACTCAGAAGGCCAACTATAAGATGGTGTATGATAGCACGGCTAAACTGAGCGCTGACAAGATAGAGTTCACGGGAAAGACGATAGACCTTAACGCTGGGCAGATTGGATGGAATGGTCAAAATATTAACGTGGGTGCAAGTCAGTCTTTGACCTTCACTTGTGGCGGTTCAAATAGTGGTGGAACTGACACCCGTGGTAGTATCGTTTTCAGCGGTGGAAAGATAGACTTTCATTCCGCATCTCAGATAAACCTTAATGCTGCCGAAATCAATCTCAATGCCGATAAGATTAACTGGAAGCCAGACCAGCAGACAGGTTACAACGGAACCATCATCACAGGCAACGTCATTAACGAGCAGGGGCAGCAAACGCAAGCTACGGAGGTAAAGTTTGAGGTCAGTGATAACGGCGACATCACAATGCGTAATGCCTACATTCATGGAACGCTTTACGCCAAAGCTGGAAAGATAGGCGGCACCCTGTCAGACAATAACGGATGGATTATTGCCACTAATCAGATTTCAAACGGAAACATTGGCGACGACGGTAGTATGTTCCTCTCTACTACCAATCTCTCGGGAACCATAGCAGGTGTAACCCCTTCTGGTAGTAAAGGATGGCGTTTGACCGTAGGCTCTAAGTTCGGTGTACAAAACGATGGCACATTGGTTGCTGCTGGCGACTTCAGAACCGCAGGAGGAAAAATTCAGTTGGCAGAGACAAACAAAGGTACCTACGATTGGTTTGGTATGGCGTATGTTGGCTCTGGAAGAGCTGATGCCCTTGCCATTGGTATGCGTGACTATCGTAACGATAATTATAGCGGACACCTCGCTCTTTGTGGAGATGGTGATTACTCGGGTATCTTTGATGTTGAAGCAGGCGGAAACAGCGAAAACAAAAGCTTGCTTAAAATGGGACGCTCCATCAGTAATTATGGCATTGAAATTGACGGGGTAAATAAATACATCAAGATTGGTAGTTATGGTAGTTATGCGCAACCAGCTAACTATATAACTTTTGAATACGACAGCACTTTAGGTAAGGGAAACATATCAGCAACGGGCAATCTTACAATCGGAGGAAAGGCCACGATTAGCGGAGGAATGATAGTCCCAGGGATGATAATAAACCCGCCATCAAGCCATACTGTCTATCTCCCGACTAATCCAACTGTAGGAGAGATGTACATCATAAAGGCAAAAGAATCTGGTGATATTACGATAGATGGACACGGCAACTTAGTTACGTCCAGTTCGACTTTTGGAGGACACTCAGATGTAAATGTAGGAGAAAGGGCAGCTCTTGTTATCTGGGACGGGAGCAGGTGGATTCTGCATGTCTCTTATTAATCAGACTCTAATTGCCCTTCAATCAGACTTTAAATGAGGTTCAAATAAACTTTAAATGGTATGAAAATAGACTTTACAGCAATCGAGGTGCCAGTATCGTTCGACGGCACGACACAGCGGTTCAACATCGCTGAGGTGATAGGTAATGCAATGATGTTCAACGGGAGCATTATTGCCGACATCGGGTTTGAAGAACTGGCCAAGGAAATCTACTATTCCAAAGGAGAGGTAGAGGTTCCAGAGAAGTACGCCCGGTTCATCGTACAAATCGTGATGGGCAGCACCTTACCTGCCTGCATCAAGCGCTATATAAGAGATACATTGAAATGAGCGAGACCCGCAAGAACACGAACTTTGTCATCGATAGGCGGCGTTCCTACGAGAACGGAGCAACGATGCTGACAATCAGGATGATTAACAGCGACAGGGTACGATTAGAGACCAACGAACTGCCAAACATCTTGAACACCCTCACGCTCAGCGGCTATCTCGACGCAAGCGCATCATCGGGATTTGATTACGAATTTGATTTGGTATTTGATTAAAACGGAAAGTATATGTTCAACGGACTGAATAACAAGGAGACCAACGGCGGTATGTCGGCACGCGGCAAACTCACTTCTGCCGAGTGGAACGAGTTTATTAACGAGTTGATAGCGGAGCTGAATAAGCGCATCCTGTATATCGTATTGAATGGCACAACTTATCAGCCAGACGGAAACGGACGGGTTAACCTCGGCCAGATTCAGATTGACGTGGATGCTGCGCTGAGCACCACGAGCAACAACCCCGTGCGCAACTCGGTGATAACACGGGAAATACAGTCGTTAATAACAAACCTAAATGACAAGGTATCATCTGTTTTACTTAATGGAATGCTTCATGAGTCAATAAACGGAATTGTTGACCTTGGCTCGATAATATCAGCAGTAAGTTATGAGTTGTCTGTTAATTCTGAAGGGCAACTCATCATTACTTACGCATCTTCATCAAATGATTTTACTATGGAAGTAAATAATGACGGAGAATTATTAATAACATATTAAATTAATGGAAATATGAGTACAACTTTAAATGCAGGTGCGATAATACCCAAATCAAAAGGATTGTGGGTTAGTGGAACATCTTACTCTGTTCTGAACATAGTTACTTATGAGGGAAAAGTGTATATATCACTAAAAAACGCAAACACTTCTCAGTTAACCGATACGAATGCGTGGGGAGAAATTACTGGGCCAAAAGGCGATAAAGGTGACCAAGGAGAACAGGGAAATGGCATTTCGTCCATTGTGCTAAACCAAGACTACACACTTATCATCAACTTCACGAATGGGACGAGCACCACAACCGCGTCCATCCGTGGCGAGAAAGGTGAGACAGGAGAGACGGGTGCAGCCGGACCACAGGGTGCAACTGGAGCCACTGGTCCGCAAGGGCCGAAAGGTGATACAGTGATTCTCGGTGACGGGGAGAACTATACGCTGTATAACACTACAGGTAGTAATACAGACGGGGCAATGACTCAGGCTGCGGTGACGGCAGAACTTACCGAGTTAGGGGAGAGTTTGGGTGGTTTAGATAAATACGATGATAATTCATTTGCTTGGTCGTCTGCCGATGGAGGCGTGAGTTCTACTTCTATCCTTACTCCTTCACTTGACAAAGCTAATGGCAGTTTTACCGTTACAGGGAAAACAAATAATTCCAATCCAAGAACAGCTTATCTAAAGTTACCGACAATGGTGGATGGAAATGTTTATAGAATCAAGTTTGACTATCAAGTTCTTACAAGTTCAAATAGAACAATAGTCGTTGGGCTCGGAACAACAACATCCAATAGAAACCTAACATTCTTTACAATTCCTGCAAATAGTAACGGCTCATTCTCTTTCGAAAGAGAGATAACATATTTGCCAACTTACGGAAACTACCTTACCTTGTATTACAATCAAGTAACCAAAGATAATTATATTACGTTCACAAATGTAAGTGTTGAGCACAAGATTGTGGCAAGCAGCAGGCTAAATATATTGGAAAACAAAGATATTACACTACAAAATGAGATAGACATAATTAATAGTCTGTTGAGAATGACAGGAATCGAATCTTTCTCGCTTTCTAAAGCTACTGTAGGTACAACTTCGAATGACTATTTAAGGGCTACAAAAAATGAGAATACTGGAGAGTTTACGTTTCTCAACCCTAATACTAATGCTACAGCGAGAACTGGAAATATCAGCCTTCCTTCATCTTTAGTTGACGGGCAGACGTATCAAGTGGAATTTGATTATACGGCTTTAACGGCAAGCAATCGAAATATAAAAGTTGGTGTTGGCAGTACCTCTATTTCCCAAAATTTACTGACAGTCCCTTATGGAACTGACGGTACGTTCCATTGCAAGGCAAACTTCGTCCATTCTTCTTCGAACACCTCTTTGCTTATATATTTCCTGCATACAACAGAAGGGAATTTTATTACTCTTCGGAACATAAGTATCAAGATTAAAGGCACCCCTCAAGAAATATCTGATAGTATAACTGGAAAAATCGATGATAACTATGAAGAGTTTCAGAATCTCACGGATGAGATGGAGAAGTATATGGGACTTTCATATGATAGAAGTTTGAATTGGTACACTTATGGTGGAGCGAGGATGATGCCTCAGAGAGCGTGTATTGAGAGATTGACTGCAACTGGGAATGGTTATCCGCAGGGATTCAGTATCTATGCTGACTATGCAATGGGATTTAAGCGTGACATGCCTGGTATGATGGTGTTTAATGTAAAGGAAAAAAGGTATATAGGTACTTTTGGAGGCTTTGGGACAGTTTTGGGAAGGCACGCAAACAGTCAAGAGTTTACAGATGTTTATTTTAGTGAAAACGACGCGTTTCCAATGCTTTATGTAAGTGGTGGTGAAAAAGGAGATGGAGGAAACTTTATTGGGATAGATTACCTAATAAGAGTTACTTATGACGGCATTACTTTCGGAACACAAATGAAACAAACGATTACTGTCACCGGGCCTGATGGAACTCCACTATATCACAATACATTATACGACCACGTGACAGGGCATCTTTGGATAAGAACGAGCGGAAAACTCTATGAAATGGAAATGCCTGAATTGTTTGATGGAACAGGGAATATCATTAGTACGGCAACTCTTAACATAGATAATGCTTTGCGAACAATAACATTTAATAACCTTTCCAATCCTCAAGGAGGCTGTATTCACAAGAATGTAATTTATCTCGCTTATGGCTTGGATAACACAGATAACTATATTCAAGCGATAGACCTTCTTTCGGGAACAGAGATAAATCACATACTATTGTCTGCCATCGGTTATGGTGAAATGGAGCCAGAAGATTTGGCCTTTTGGGGAAATCATATGATAACATCGGGAGGTGGAGCTTCTGCACTTTACGAAATACATTGGGAATAAAGAAAAGAGGTTTCAGAAAAGGAAAGACGGGGATTATTCCTCGTCTTTTCTTGAAATCACACATCTGATTTTATGAAAATCATTATAGTTTTCTCCATTTTTAGAGCACAAACCTTCTGAAGATATTTTATATAAATAAGGTGTGGATGATGTCCACCATTCACCAAATTCATACCAAGGTAGGGATCCGTCTACACCGCATGACAGGGGCATTAAGATACTGTTACCGTTAGGCCCCGTAAACTTACAGTAGGTGCTATCCGATTCACAGTCACTTCCATATAAATTATAACTAAACGTTCCTTTTTTGATTATCTCTTTCGTACAGTATTCATCCAGTTCTTCAAACTGACTTATTGTTGGAAGAGTAAAACAACCATCCGCAGTTGGATATGTAACGTTCATTTCTTTAGAATTTTTTAAATTAGGCAAATTCTCGTCAAGGTAAGCAAAGCAATTTTTTATATTACCATAATAGAATAAAAGTCCGTAATCCTTTTCTTCTTTAGTTCCTAAATCCATGTCAGCCCATAGTGTACCTGACGGTAATCCCAAATCAACGGCATTGGGCATAGGATATTCTACACTATTGATGGTATATGAAGTCATATATTCTTCGGTAGGTGCAGGAGCTGGAGTTTCGTTTTCCAATAATGGGCGCACCGGTCGCACGGGAAGTCCAACCCACCTATCACCACCTTCCATATCTACCTTAAAAACAGTTTTGTTATTTACGGTTTCAGAAGACTTGAATAATAGAAACGTAGTAGGTTTATATTGATTTGAAATATCATAAATATCAATATCATTATAATTATCGGAAAAATCCTCAACCTCATTCTCCCAATATTTTCCATATATTGTAAACAGCTTGTAGTTGCCAGAGATTTCATTTGTCCAAAAAGATAATTGGTCATCACAGTAAGAAAAACTAGCATTATCAATAGCTACACAAAAAGGTATATCTATGTATTTCCCGTTCCGGCTTATTCTATAAAATTTATTTTCACCGTCAGAAATAATATTAATATCGCAATAGTTTATCAGTTCTATAAAGTCCGCATAACTGGGTATTCGCCAAGGTTCTCCTAAATTAGCAGTTGCAGCATCATCTGATTTCATTAATTTTGATAAATTGTCTATGGTTCCAAAGATTTCATTTAATACATATTTTGAAAAAAGACAATGACTCCATTGGTCTGCTTCACTATAATTGGGATTTTTTCCCGCAGTGAAAATATATGTATCAGGAGTGTATGTCTTTTTATTTTTTGTCTCTCCCCACGCAAAACACAGACCATGTTCTAACGGTTTGCTTGCTCCAATATTCATATTCGCCCACTTCGTACCAGATGGCAAACCTAAATCCACGGCTTCAGGCATTGGATATTCCACGCCATTAATAGTGTAGCTCGTCTTTGCTTCTTCCGCAGTCTTTTCTTCAAACTCTACGGTCTTCACCGTATCCATTCCGAAGACAACGGATTTCCCGTCGTTGAAGGTAATGCGCATATTATGTGTTGCCTGAGCACTAGCAGTAACAGCTACAGTGGTTAAAAGGAGGGTGGAAAATATCTTTTTCATTTCTTGATGACTTTAAAGGTTTTGCTTTTGGATTTAATGATATAGATGCCATGGGGCAGATTGTCGAGATTAATAGAACGGTCATCCACACGCCTGACAAGTATGCCTTGCGTGTCATAGATGGATAGTTCATCGGAGGCGCTAGTTACATTGAGAATCTTTGTGGGTAAGGCAGCATCTTCAAAGGTGAAGCGCTGCACGTCTGCCACGGGATACTCCACGGTGGCAGACGTAGAGGTAATGGTGAGCACATTGTCGGTGTGATTCACCACTGGCTTCTCGGCAAAGGTGAAGGAGACCTTCTCGTTGTTCTGCAGCCACACGTTCAACGTGTTCTGTGAATAAACAAACAAGCCGCCGCAAAGCAGCAGTAGGATTGTTAATACCTGTTTCATCGAATTGTGTTAAATATAAACTTGTGGCAAAAATAGAGAATTTATTTTAAAGTTGCAAGAATTCGGAGAAATTTTCGTATATTTGCAGTGTTAAATATAAACTTGTCTAAACGGTGCGTGAGCATAGTGTGGACACAAAAGGTTGGCATTGCCAACCTTTTGTATTCCATTCAAACCGTAGTTTTCTTTAATATTCAAATTAGATGTTCATACATTTTTCTTATTTCTTAAAAGAGTAAGTAGAAGCTTTGTATGCTTTTACGGAATAGTCAGGAACATAGAAGTTACCGTAGAATCTATTGAATACATTATTTGTAGCCGTAGGGGGTGTATTACCTCTGAGCTGGTCGGCGAGGCCGTTGATGAGTGACTGAATGTCCATTGTAGATATAAAATGTTAATTTTAACACAAAATATGATTACTTTTAACCTAAAAACGCATTGCTATTTGATTTATAATAACTATCTTTGTACACAAATATAGTTATTATGAGTTTTTTAACCGAATCCCACCGCTGGCAGCACCTCATTGGAGGCATCTTGATAGGCCTGCTTTCCCTCGGCTGTTGGTACGCAGCAGCCCTCGCAGGGGTAGGGATATCCTCTGCCCTGGAGTTCAAGGACAGGTCGTGGGGCGGCAAGTGGGACTGGACGGACTGGATAGTTACAATCGCCGGAGTCGTTATAGGCTTTGGTATATGTTTCACAATTAAAACGTTTTTATTATGAAAAAATTTCTTTTGTTCGTACTGTTCGCCGTAATCGGCGCAGGTCTCGCTCTCGGCTCGGCAGCCAATGAGGGAGGCACAGTTGGCGGTGCTTGGGTAGGCGTGGTGTATGCCGCCGTCTTCTCCTGCTTCGTCGCACTCGTAGAGAACCAGGCATTCGGCCTGACGTGGAAGGAGATTGGCCGCGACGTTCTCGTCATCATCGGCGGCTCGATCCTCGGTGCCCTTGCCTACACCATCTTCTGATATCGTAGTTACCAGAACAATGGACAACAGAATCTTAACCCTGCTTATATGCGGAGGCATTATGCTGCTGATGTATATTACCATTCTCGCCCTGATACTTGCCGACCTTTGGTCAGGCGTCCGTAAGGCGAAGAAGCGTGGAGAATTCCGAACCTCGGATGGCTATAAAAGAACCATCGACAAGATAGCACGCTACTACAACATGACGTTCGCCATGTCGCTGATAGACGTCGTTCAGGTGGCCATCATATTTTTCCTATACTACTTCTACGAGGTGGATATCTGGATGATACCTTGGTTCACGCTATTTGCGACAGGATATGTAGCATGGGTTGAGATTCATTCCATCTGGGAACCTGCTGATATCAAAGAGAAGAAGCAGCAGAAAGATTATACGAAGGCTCTGCTTGCTGTGATTGAACAGTACGGCGGAGCTGAGAAGGTTATTCAGTTGTTAACTAAAAGAGAAGAGCAATGACAACCCTGCGTAAAGGTTCCAAAGGGGATGAGGTCAAGCAACTGCAAAGGCTGCTCGGGCTGGCAGTCGACGGTGTGTTTGGAATGTACACCGAAAAGGCGGTGAAGGAGTTCCAGCTGAAGCACGGGCTGTCGGCTGACGGTGTCGTGGGTACAAAGACTTGGGAGGCTCTCGGTGTTCCGAATGTTCAGACAACCCGAAAGATTACCCACATCTTCGTTCATTGCACGGCAGGAAGCCAGTCGATGACACCGCAGGGGCTGCTCGATTTCTTCTACAAAAAGAAGAAGTGGTCTCGCCCTGGCTACCACTACGTTGTTGATGCCAAAGGCGACATCACGAATATCTGGCCAGAGAGCAAGTACAGCAATGGTGTTAAGAACCATAACAGCAACTCCATCAACATAGCGTGGATTGGTGGTGTTGATAAGGCACACCCAAACGGAATAGACAACCGCACGGATGACCAGAAGAGGTCACTTCGCCACCTGCTGAAGGAGTTGCGGAAGAAATACCCGACGGCTAAGATAATGGGACATCGTGACACCTCGCCCGACAAGAACCACAACGGCATCATCGACCCGTGGGAAAGGATTAAGGAATGTCCTTGTTTTTCGGCTATGGAAGAATATAAAGATATATGAGTAAGAGTGAAAAGTTCTGGATGTTCTGGCTGCTCGCCTTGATGCTGCTCGGGATGCTCACCTCCTGTAACCGTGAGCTGAAGCGAGAGATAGAGCTGCTCCGTGAAGAGCTTGCCAAGCAGCAGCAGTACGTTCCGCTCCATAAGGACACAATACGAGACAGCGTGGAGGTTGTCACGCAAAAAGTGGTGGAAGTAGAGAAAATCAAGGAGGTCTTGACCGATGAAGACCGCAAGCTGCTGAAGGATGCAGGCATAGCCGCCAAGGAACTGATGAGCCTTCAGAAGACTGGGATGGAGACGAAGGACACCGTGTGGCTTGAACGGAAGGACTCCACGAAGGACGCACCGCTCTACTACAAGGATGCGTGGGCAGAGTTCGAGTTCCACAATAAGAAGCTGAAATACTCCGTCCGTGACTCCCTGGCGATAGCCGTCAGGAAGGAATACAAGCACCGCCTGCTGTGGTTCCGCTGGGGCGTGAAGGGCTACGACGTGAACGTCATGAACTTTAACCCTCATTCAACGGTAAGATACAACACATTCGTAAAGAGGAAAGAGTAACAGGTTAGAAATATGAATCATAGATTTTGGTTTGAAGATTAGTTAGTTTTTGTCTGTGTCCGTCTGGCTGTGAAGCTCGACGGACTCATTGTAAAAACGGGACAACAAACAGGTCAACAAACAGGTCAGCAAATAGGACAACAAACAGTGCAACATATAAGAAGATATAATAAGAAGACTAATATATAATAAGCGTGTGTCGCAAGCGCCAACGCTTTTGGGTTTTCCTGTTTTCTCCATCATTCAGGCCAAAAGTTAAATAATTGGAAATCAGAAAGTTGCGAGGAAAAATAATTTGGAAAACGTTTGGAAATTTGGTAAAAAATGATTACCTTTACATACAAATATAAGAAACCATTAAATTAGAAGAGCAATGAAGACGTACAAAGAGTTGAAAGATTTCTGCGAAACAAAGAATGTTCGCCACGAAGTTAACACGATTTTCGGCAAGCCTTACGAGTACCCCGTTTACGAGAACGGCAAGGTAGTCTGGAAGGAGGAACGCCCAATCTTAGGTTTTGAGTTCGGCATGTGCAACATCGCTGGCCGGAAAGGTAAGAGCGAGTGGCAGTGGGTTTGGTTCGAGACCATCCTCTGCCCGAAGGAACTGGAGGACGATACGAAGTTCTGCTTCCGCAACCGTTACTCTCAGGTTAACGGTCTTGACCACAAGGGCTGGAGAGAGGAGTTTAATGCCGAGAACACGATTGAGTTAAGAATGAGTAAAGTCTAACCCTTAAATAAGAAGAGCAATGAAGGTAAGTAATGAATTGTTGAAGCAGATGCAGGAAAAGACCGAGAGCATCCGCAAGCACATCGCAGACTATGAGTCTGGCGACAAGATGAACTACTGGTGCCATCCGACATCGTGGATGAAAGAAGCAGCCAAGCATGGTGCGGAGAACATCTTCATGGTTGGAAATTCGTACAGGAGCCACGCCTATGATGACTACGCCACGTTCACGTACTACAACCAAGCTACGATGGAGGAGTTTACCGACAGTTGGACAACCGCAGGTGCCTGTCCAAGCTACAGCCTCTATGAGTGCATGACCATTGAGGAGGCATTCAGGAAGGGTCTTCTCGATGAAGAGAAGTACGTCCGTTTCCGAAAGGAGATCAGCCTGAAGTATCTGGAAAGCTACCATTGCCCAAGCCTGAGCGTGGATGATTTCATTAAGTACAAGGTTCGTGTGGAGGTAACGGGAGGCCGCAAGTGGAAGGGAACTGGATATGCCTTGTCTTCCAAGTGGGTGTCATTCGGCTACCACCAGACCAAGTATGTCAGCATTTTAGACCCTGAGACTAACCTCGTGCATGAGATTAGCGACAGGTGGGTGCATCCAGCCGAAGATATCGAAACGGTCATCCCTCAATACAGGGAGTGGGCAAAGGCCAAGATAGCATCCGTAATGCCGGGCGCTTTACGCATGGGTGACCGTGGCCTTTACGTCGAAGGACTGATGTTCAACTTCTACGACTGGCTTGAAGAAAAAGCTAAGAGCGTAGAGTTGGATATGTCGAAGGCCGTCAATCCTGCTCAGGATGAGAGAGACCGGAGAAAGGCCGATTTCAAGACAAGAAAGATGGCTGACTTGGTAGAGTGGGTGAAGAAGAACACCGACAAGCAGGGGGATGCCATCTTGCAACTGGCAGAACACATTTTCCAGAAGAGGTACGCATAAGATAGGAGGACTGACTATGAGTAGAAGACACAAGTATTTCTTTACCGAAGAATGGGACGAGGGCGGCAGGAACCATGTGGCCGCCTACGGCCTGTGTAAGCGCAAGGAGATTGACAGCATTGTAGAGCAGATGGAAAGGTATTCTCCATACGACTACGTTGATTCCGTAGAATGTGACACGGAAGAAGATTACAAATCCCGACTGCAGGCCCGTATCAATGACGGTGCCGAGGTCAAGTATTATAACCAGTAAATTGAAAGAGCAATGAAGAAAGAAAGACTGAAAGCAGCGATTGATGAGCTGACCTCCATCATCGATGAAATGCAGACAGAGGTCAACGAGTTCCACGCAAAGAAGGGAGATTGGTATGACTTCCACCTCCAGCTGTACCGCAGCGGTCTCATGTCAGACGAGCAGTTCGAGCGGGATATATGGAAAGAGACTCAGAGCATGCACACCTGCTTTGACGATGATCTGTACGCTCTCCAGCGTTTGGTAATTGTCCTCGACAAAAGGTACGGGTCGTTCAAGCAGCTTAGGGAACACCTCGACAGGGTTGTTGCCTGTTCGCGCACGAAGCCTCATGACTGGAAGGAGTTCGATGTTGAGTTCAAGGACAGCGATTGCGACCACGTAGAGAAGAACCGCTTCTTTGCTCCCAGCGAGAACTATGCCGTACAGATGTGCATGAAGTACAATAAGTACGAGGAGAACGAGGTTGACATCATCGAAGTAAAGGAGGTGAGCCATGATTGACTACTTGCCAAGCATCGCCCAGCAGATATTAGATACTGCCTGGAGCCAGTTGGAGGATGCCGACTACGAGAATCATGCGAGAGTGATTATCGGCAATGACATGGTGCTTGTCGATAAGGAAGAGTTCGAAGAACTAAAAGTATTTTTGGACAAGGGTCAAGACACCCGTGAGTTTTGTGATATTGTACCATCATCAAATAAAAAGAATAAATTATGAAGACAAAGTATCAGAAAGAAGCACGAGAGTTGCTGAATAGAATGCCGTCACTCTCTGCTATTGATTTAGGGACGAGAACAGCTGGTCACCGTTGTTTGATTAACGGAGAAGCGTACATCACGATTGGCAGCCTGTCGGGAGATAGAATACTCGAAAAGCTCAGGAAGTATGCCAAGGAAAACAACTGGAATGCCCTTGACATGTTTCCTGCATCAGTTTCCAATCCCCAAAGTAGTTACGGAGCAGTTGCCCATGTTGTCCGTGTAAAAGCTTTGACAAATGGGGGCGACACACTAAAGGAGCTGATTTGCAGGGACGATACTTTTCAGGGTCATAATGAGAGGAGGTATGACGAAGTTATAAGCAAAGCGAACTTGCCTTGGCCGGATAGCGACCATTGGCGTTTCAAAAATAGAGAACTGACCGAAGATATGTGTCGGGATGCCATCAGTTTTTTGAAGGAACGCAACCGACTACTTCGTATCAAACCAGAAGAAGATGAGCCGGATATTGAAACCTGCATCAATGTATTGAAGAAGCATGGCTATAAGGTCATGCAGCCGATAGTAGAATATAAGGAGGTTTGATATGGACTTCGAGTTAGCAAAGTATAAAGGCAAGTGGGCTGTGTTTGATAAGCGCAGCCGCACTTTCTTCTTCGTCGGCAAGGGGAAGAGATATTGTGAGGGAATTGTAACATCGTTGAATAATGTATCAGATAGCAATGAAGAGAATTGATTTCTATGAGAAGAAGAAGGCCCTCCACAACGAAATGCTGGAGGCCATAGTGGCTCTCTTTGAGAAGACGAGCATCACGGAGTTTGACTTCATGCCGGACGATGGAGGATGGCAGCGCAACTGCTTCGTTATCCTCAGCACGGACGGAGCACAGAGCACCGAGGAGGTGCTGGTCAAGAAGGTAAGGTATGAGGATGGTGACGTGTTCATCCTGCCATTCGGTAGCGACTGGTGGGTTTCATGCGAACATGCAGGCAAGGTAGTCACGGACACCCTCGACGATCTGTATGACGCGGTGTATGAGGCCGTGGGCGACCTCAACTTCGTGTACTACGTCTGCGAGCTTGACGAGAAGGGCATCCCTACTGGCAAGGTCACAAAAGAGACCTGGAGATTGGAGTATGCCGAGAACATGATGGAGCTGCGCGGCTTCATCTACAACGACATGGAGACTGCCCTGCTGCACGCTCAGTACAAAAGTTAAACTATCTGAACAGCAGGTAGTTACGATGAAATTATAGGGATTTTCCCTTGGTCATTTGCGAAAAAATGACTAACTTTACATCGTATATAAGAAACCCCATTTTAGTAACTTAAAGTAGAAGAGCAATGAAGATTTCAGAAAAGACAATTAAGAACGGAGCACACGAGTTCAAGTTTGAAGGCGGTGCGTGGGCCAAACTCGACATCGACGGAGAGTATGGTTCTTGGGAGTTCCAGGAGGACGAGGACGATGAGGAAACCTATTCAGAAGGTGGCCTTTGGTTCGAGGGAATGGAACTTGTAGATTATGACGGCTGCTTCGAGCTTCCCGATGAGGTGGCAATGGCAATCAAGGAACTGGGTTATAAAGTAGTTGACTTGGAGGATGAACAATGAACACAAGATTTGAAAACTATGTAAGCACGCTGACACCTGCAAAGCAGCTGTTGGCAAGAGAAGCCGTGCAGGCGTACTTGGCTGGAGAGTCGGAAGACATTGAACGCCTCCTCTCTCCTGTGGGCGTATGGAAGAAGTCAAGATGGCTGGCCGACAAAGAGACGGAGCATTTCGTGGTTTATTACATGAAGAACAATTACCGCATCATCAAGTCAGAGACGATTTCCTTTGGTGGCCTTGATTCTACGCTTGTCGATGTGAGGGTTGTCCTGAAGCATGCCATCCTTTGTGGTGCTACCTGCATGACTTGTGTGCACAACCATCCCTCTGGTTCTACAACGCCGAGCAAGCAAGATGACAAGCTGACTGAAAAAATCAACAGGGCTTGTGAGGTTATGGGCGTTAAGCTCATTGACCATGTGATAGTGACCGACAAGAATTATTATTCGTATCAAGAAAATGGAAAGTTATGAAAGTAGAAAGAACGACATTTGAGTGCGAGGGTATCAAGGAACCCTGCATCATGGTAAGTAATGAAGACGGTAGCGTGAAGGTGCGTATCAGCACCTGCTACCATTATCTGGGTAAGAACAGCTTGTACGTCCGTGAAATCATCGATGACGAGTTCAACGCCGAGGATGAGTTCACTGGCAATTTCAAGGAACTGACGGACGAAGATGCCATCAGGATTGCAAGAGAGTTTTCCGCATATATTAACTAAAAGTGATGAAGATATGAGAGCAGAAGAATTTATTTTAAGTAATGTGTTTGTTGGTGACGACGATACAATGTACGTCACGGAGAAGGATGCCATGACGGCAATAAGCATGGCTTGTGAAGATATAGTCAAGAAGTGGACGCTGTGGTGCTTCAACTTTCGTACCCCGTTCGAGGCGACGATATGTAAGATTTGGGGCGGCACGCTGTCTGGCTTCGGAGGTCGCTACTACTGCGAGGACAATCACTTTACCCAGCACTTGATTGAGAAGTGGCAGTCATTTGAGAATCGAGGGAATGCAAGGATGCTGTTTTTCTACTGCGAACTTGACAGTACCCTTCGAAAGCAGCTTGTCGATTGGGTAATGGAAAACTACCGAGGATAGTATGCAGTTCGGTATAAACTGGAACGATGGCTACGAAGTGACCGTGCTGATGGTCGGTGAACATGGCTATCTGAGGCACTTTCCCTTGCGCAACTTCGGAGAGCACCAAGGCGATGCAAGAATCTTCAAGGAGGTCGATTGCCCGAAGCTGACAGATGTTCAGATCCGTATGCTGATTAAGAACTACGACCCGAAAGTGAAGTACAAGCGGATAAGCGGTACGAGGTTTGTCCGTGAGAAGGTCACAGACCAAGAACGTAGTCTATGACCTTGCGGTTGGCTTCGTCAACCTTCCGCAAATCCTTATCGATATAGATGGCTGTTGTCCTGTTGCCAAAAGAATGGCCGAGGGCAGCAGCTATCGTTTCGTTGGGTATCTCCAGTTCGTAGGCTATCGTGGCCCATGTGTGTCTGGCAACATAAGTCGAGAGACCGGGAAAGGCAGGGTGATAGACAAGCTGTCTCTTTCCGTCCTTTATTATGTGCTCGCGCGTACCTATTTGTTTTAGTGCTCGGTTGACGGTGCTTGTGAAGGTATGCGCACTTTTGAAATTGTCTGCGATATTAAGCAGTTTCTTTGTTCCTCGGTAGCGGTCTATGATTTCTTGTGCTTCGGGCTCTACCTTGATGTTGTATAATCGGGAGGTTTTGGAACGCTGATAAACTATTCTCCCATCCACAACCTCCGTGAGGTTACACAAGTCTATAAGATTGATTCCAATGAGATAGAAGATTAGTTTAAACAGGTCAATGTATTTCTGCTCATGAGGAAGCACGGGGTAGGCAAACAACTCTCTCATTTTCTCAACGCTGAAAGCTCGCTTGGCTGTCGGAACTGACCGAACCATGAACTTGCGGAAGGGGTAGGAGGTGGTCACGTCATTGTCGATGGCATCATTGAAAACGGCACGGATATTCCGAAAGTGGATGGAACGGGAGTTCTGCGATGGCTCAAACTCCATCAGGAACCTGTCGAATCGGGTGAGCCAGTCCTTGCCGATCTGCTCGAAGGACAGCTGGCCAGCCTTCGGGTCAAACTGGATGATACGTTTGTAGGTCGCCTCGTAGATTTCTCGGGTACGCTGCTTCTGCCTCGTTTCCATGTAGCCCTTGAAGCGGTTGATGAAAAGGGTTCCCTCCTCGCTGTTCGGGTTAAGCAGGTCAACGATGAGGTTCTTGATTTGCACGGCGGACATCTTTGCCAGCCTACCTTCAGCGGTCAGCTGCAGGAGCAGGGTGTCAATCTTCTGCTTTTGGTTCTGAATATAGGAGTTGAGGGCAACCTTGTTCGGATTGTCCTTAACCCTGCCGTGTTCCCTATCCCATTGGCCGGGAAAGATACGAAGGTCAAGTGGAATGTATGCGGCCACTCCATGCTTGGTGATACTCACCTTCAGAGGGGCTGGCTCACCACGTTTCACGGCTCTCGTATCGAGGTACAGTTTCGTTGTTGCCATATCTTTTGCAAGTTATTTGCAAGTTATCTACAGTTCGGATGTCTAAAAACCTCCTGTTTATGGGAAATTCCGACAAAAAGTGCTTTGCAAGTTATTTGCAAGTTTTTCGGTGCGGAACACGCCAAAATAGTGCAAAGTTGTTCAAAATGAAGAACGTCCACCATGATGGTGAACGTCCTGAAATCCCTTTGTTTATCGGTGTTTCTGCGGAGAGAGGGGGATTCGAACCCCCGAACCGCTTTAGGCGGTTACACGCTTTCCAGGCGTGCACCTTGATTCTCTATCTATTTGTTTTTCAAGAAGTTACGAAATAGTGGTTTTGGATTTGCAAGTTATTTGCAAGTTTTTCGGTTTCGACTCCCTGATTTCATCTTCCATTTTTCCAAAGAACGCATGACAAGCAAAATCTTGCCTAATTGTTAAATATAGTTGCGAATTAGAAATTTCTAAGAATATCCTTCGCTTTTTCGGATTATTATTTGTACCTTTGCATTATCCAATAATACCAACGGTGCAAAGATACGAAAAAAGTGCTTGTGCCGCAAATTTGTAACAGTATTTAAGAATTTTCATCTTATGGCAAGAGCAATGAAAGAAACAAAGAGTTTGTGGTCCATCTGGAGCAAGTCGGTTCAGTGGGACAAGAAGACTGCCAAGCAGAAGCTGATTTCTGCTTGGTTCAGCCTTTCGTTTATCGTGTTGGGCGTGAGTGGAAGCAGCTTCATATTCTCCATCATCGCCGCAGTCAATTTCGGTTGTGCAGCCTACTTCACAGCCAAGTACGTTCCAGTCAGCGAGGAGGATTAGCTATGGTGAACGAAGAGCCTAAGTTATCTCCTACGGCAAGGTTCAGCATAAGCGAGGCCGCCGTGATATTGGGTGTTCACAGGAACACATTGAGAAGACACACGAATGCCGGGCCAACTGGCATCAAGTGTTCGTACCGCAAGTCGAACGGACGCAAGTTCTACACAGGGTTGGACATTATTAAGTTTTGGAAAGCAAGTATTTGAAGATATGAAGACAAGAGAACAATTAGAGAAATTACGTCAGCCATTGCCAGAGAAATATGTGGCTGCGTTGAAAGAGAGCGAAGGGATTGATTTCTCCGAGCAAGTAGTTGATGACGAGTACGGAGTCTATTCCACAGGACTATTCCGCTGGAAAGGCAAAAATGTGCTGGTAACGATTGATGGAGGCAAGTGGCACTTGTCTGCATCGACAAACCATCCCATCGGCTACTATGAAATGAAGGAACTTCGATATGAGTTCCTGCCAAACGGCATTCATGCTGCTCAGGTGTTCCCACCTCGAGAAGAGTTCGTGAACATCGAAGAGAACTGCTATCATCTATACGAGATTGATGATGAAGACGAAGAGTTAAAGCTGTCTGGAAATATGCCGACTTACGATGAACTGACTGAAATGTCTGCTATTCCAATCACGGGTAACGACCTGAAGTTTCAGCACTTTGAGACGGCTCGTACCATTTGCAAGGCCATGCTCGAGGTGATGATTGAAGACGGATTGTCGAGGCAGGACCTGCCTCAGTTACTCCACGATGTCTGCAAGTTCGTGATACTGACCGAAGCCAACATTGACAAGGAAGGCTCAGTCTTCGTGCTCAAACGTTTCGTAAATCTCACTTCCGATTTGTCGGTAGTGATGATGCGTATCATGATGAACCACATGAAAGAAACGCAGAAGAAATGATAGTTCATAGATTCATGTCTTCCCTTGAGTATCAAAGGCTGATGAGAGGGGATCAGCTGAGGAACTTTGACACCCATATAGCTTGTGCTACGGACTCGATAGGATTCTGCTTCTTTGTAGAAGACCCGTTCGATGCAATTCATTGGTTGAGTGGTATCGTGGATTGTGATTACTGCGTGACTATGGATATTCCTGATAAGATGCTGATTAAGTCGTTTGCAACATACCGCAATCCTTCTACTGAAGGTCGGATGAGGAAGAAGGAATATTGCCTCACGAACTACTGCAAGGATGACGTAAGGATTGTGAAGGTCTATTCAGAAGAGTTCAGGAAATATTCGTATCTGACTCGGCTGATGAGGTATTTCATCTGACATCACACTTCGTTGGATTGTCTGCTTTTGTTTTTCCAGACCACAGGTTCAGGCTGGTCGGTTCCATCTTGGAAGATGGTACCTTCGCCAGTCAGCAGCCACGTTCCAGATATCCCATAGTCGCTTACGAGGTGGGCAATGACCTCGGGTTTGAGGACGGAGTTCGCCGGACTATCTTTCACATGCTGGAGATTCCTGCGGTTAAGTCCGTACCTCTTGGTGAAGGTCTGAAGGCCTCGGAAGTAGTTCGCCTTGGTCAGGATATCGATAGCTTGGAAGAAGCGCTTGGTGATATCCTGGCCCTCTTTGGAAATGCTCATTGACATAGCTATTCGAATTTATGTTCAAGAAGCGTGATAAGACGTTCGAGGTTCTGGGCATTGAGCTTGTTCGCCTCCGCATTCATGAGATTGGCGTCAGCGTTCTTCTTGCCGAGTTGAATAAACTCCTGCATCATCTTTACCATAGCCATCATGTTAGAGCCATCGCCGTTAGAATATTCTAAATCTTGCTCTTCGTGGAGCATGTCCCCAAACCCACTTCTGAGCCAGTTGATGTTCAACTCGGGAAACCCTTTTTGGATGAGCATGATAGAGCCATCGGTGATGTTCTCATTTACCTTGCTGCAAAAGCCATTTGAGAGACCGCACTTGCGTTCGAAGGCCGATGGCTTCAGTTTCTTTTCCTTCAGGAATGCGTATAGACGTTCTTTTGTGCCCATAAAGTTAAATATTTTGAAATTAGCAAGTGGTAGCGGAAATTTCTACGGATATTCTTAGGATATTCCGAAAAAAATTGTTACCTTTGCACAAACCTTTAATACAAACAATGCAAAAGTAGTAAAAATGATTGAAAGTAACGCAGAAAAACAGGAAAAAGTTGCAAAAATGACCCTGAAGGGCTATTATTTGCAAATCCCCGATGCCAGTCATCCAAAGACTGACTTCGTGAATGAGATTGCCATGGAGGCAGGTGTTTCCGTGGCAACGGTTAGAAACTGGATAATCTACGGCATGAAGCCAGCGAACAAGAGCCATATTGATATTCTTGTCCGCAAGACGGGCATCCCTGCTGAAGACCTTTGGGAAGATTGATATGGAAGGGTACGAGTTCTACACGATTGACGGAGATGTCTGGTATCTTACATCTGACGGTAGGAACGAGCGTCTTGATGAAAGCAGGGAAGGGGTTATCTCCATGCTTATTGAAAGAATGATGGAGTGTTATCCCGATGCTTACAAGGCATTGTCGAAAAACTACCGCAACAGCGCAAAGAACGTGACCTATTACCGCTATCTGATAGCCCGTAGGTTCTGCAAGTGCAACTTCGGAAAACTGGATACGGCAGAGATAGACTGCAATCCATCATCTTCTTTTTGCTTCGAGAAGGTTCAATGTCCTCTCAGGGGCGAATGTCCGTTTGAAGGGATTGTCTGCATGCCGAAGTTCAACACCCAGCTCTCGAAGAAGGAACTGGAGGTGATGCGGCTCATCTATGACGGATGCACCAACGAAGAGGTGGCAGAGCGAATGTACCTCTCTCCTTTCACGATAAAGAACCACATCAAGTCGGTGTATGCCAAGCTGGGCATCCATGAGAAGAGCGAGTTTATCCAGTATGCGAACAAGAACCATTTGTTTAGTTAACTATATGTTTAATCAATTCAAATTCAAGAGCAATGAGTTTATTTAAGAAACCGAACGAGTTAGAGTTCGTGACCACCATCAAGATGCTGGTCTATGGTCAGCCGGGTATCGGCAAGTCAACAATGGCACTGAGTGCACCCAATCC